GGGCGCTACCGACGCTGACAACACCGCCGAGACAGGGGCTAGCGCGCGGCGCAGCAAGCCGATGCCCTTACCCAGGGCACTGAAGGCCAAACACAGCAGGATCACCCATCCCGCCACCCCAGCTACCCCGTCGCCGCGTGTCAGCACGTGCAAGCCCCACACCCCGACAGCCGTCAACACAGCCCCGACAATTCCGGCCCCCACCCCCGCCAACTCCGGTGCGGGCACTGGCGCGGTGGGCAAGGTTTGCGTGGGCTCCTCGTCGCCGTGGTAGCGGGCTGAACCCTCCCTGTCGGTGTGAGTCATCAGCTAGCGTCCCTCCCCGAAAGCGTATGAAAGATGTTGCGGCGAGCTGAAATGTCAGCAAGCACCGCTGAGGTTGCCGAAACGGTTCTGGTGTGGCAGTGGGCCCGATACACGCGGCTACAACCCATCGTGGCAGTCATCCTGTTATCGCCCCCGTCGCATTATTGGGCCTGTCCCACTACCTCACTCATACGAGGAAACGTCAAATCCATGAAATAGGCTGCCTAATGGCACGGTAGAAGTTGGCAGCTACCTTGTCAACCAGCAGTCGACTTCATCGACCCGGTTCCCTATGTGCATCGGGCGCTACGCAGCTGTCATGCCAGCGAATCGATGAGCAGGTCACCCGACGCCCCAGAGTCCTCGGTCCATTGGTAACATCACATCAGGTCGGCAACTTGGGTGGGGGATCTGGTGAAACTGTACGGCGCTCGACGTGCATCCGAACGCGCGGCCATGAAAGCCGAGTACGGGGCAGATGCCAGCATCCGCGCGATCGCGTTTGTTCATAGTCACTCGTACGGATATGTGCACGCTCATCGCGACAGGAACGCAGCTGCGCAGCCGAGGCGGACCTAACAACCCCACCCCTACCCATTGCGACGCCGCGCATATACACCGTTCGAATAAGGCTCCAGAACCTCAGTCACGCCGAAAGGGCATGGCTGGCCGACCAGATCGCAGACCGGGACCGACCATGAAAGTCGCCGAAGTGCTTGATTTTGAACGAATTTGGTGGCACGCCGCTGGATCGAAAGATGAGGCGATTCGATCTAAATTCGATCTCAGTCCAGTGCGGTACTACCAACAGTTGAACCAAATCCTCGACGGGACGATGCCCTGAAAGATGACCCGATCACGGTCAACTGGCCGCGCCGAATTCGGGTAGTGGAAACTCGGTGAATACGTCTCCGGTGCACGTGGCGGGACGTACAGTGCCCTCACCACAGTCAAGATCACGGGGAGGGCAACCGGAATGAGGCGCACCCATTACACAGCAATCGGCCTCCTGGTGACAGGATTAACCTTGTCGGTAGCAACGCCTTTCATTGCTGACGCAGTCACGCGTCCAACCACGAAACTCGGCGCTGAACACAGAGCGCCCATGAGCCCCGGGAGCCAGCAGAACGCCGTGCGTATGGCCCAGAAATACATTGCCATGTCGCCGTTCTCACGCAAAGGGCTTATTGAGCAGCTGCAGTACGAGGGGTTCTCCCTCGAAGACGCAACCTACGGCGTGGACAACATCACGGTCGACTGGAATGCGCAAGCCGCCAAACACGCACAGAGGTACCTCAACATGTCAGCGTTCTCTCGCCAAGGGTTGATGGAACAGCTCATATACGAGGGGTACACACCCGCCCAAGCGCAGTACGGGGTGGCCAGCACGGGGATATAGCGCTCGCCCAGCTAATTATGCGAGAGACGCGGTACTAGTAAGCACTGCAGCCTGTCACCATTGGGAGACTAGGCCAGCGCTTTCTCCGTGAACCTTGCGAAACGCTCCCAGCATGGCGACTCGTACTGTATTCCTAGTCGCTAGGGGCTTTTCGGTGAAATCGTGAGGGGCACACGTAAATAACCAAGACGTCGGCGCTGATGCCGGGGCCTTCGCGATGTAATGCAGATGCAGGCCAGGAAGTCCCTTCCTGACCTGCATCTCCTCCGTGGAGCTGCCGGGAATTGAACCCGCCCGTGACCTGCGGTTATGCGCCCTGAACTGTGTTTAAGCGGTTGTCGCCGATTTTCGCCCATTACCGTCATCTGCGGGTTTCTGGCGCCATGTTGACCACGTCAACAGCCATGCACCTCCCCCTGGGGCAGGACGCATGCGAGCACGCCCCGACCCCGACTTGCCAAACCCGGACGGGTTCACGTGTACCAAATTCACTAAGCCTGTAGTCTCTCCCCAAATCGCAGCTTTGCTAGGGGGTGCGTCGTGTCGGGCGATGAGAACGTTCTCAAGGTTGATCTTGCGGCGTTGGGCAAGCTCGGCCCGCACCTGCGCACACTCGCCGATGAGCTGACGCAGAGCACGGCGGCTAGTGTTGCGGCCCCGGCCGGCGCTGATCCAGGGTTGGCGGCGCTGTACGGGGTGTCTAAGGCCATCGCCGATGTCAAGCGGATCGGCGCTGCACGGCTGAATGCGATCGCTGATTTCGCCGATGAGGCCCAGCAGGCTTTCGCGATCACAGAAAGTTCACTGGCGGCTGGGTACGGCAATCTGCCCAGCATCTATCAGTCCCCGAAGCGGGCATAGGGGCACTCGTGGTGACACCGCTGGATGAGTTCATGTCCAAGAAGGCCAATGACTACATGGCGGTGGTGGACACCTGGCGTCCGCAAACCCGGCAGTTCAAAGAGACCTACGACGAATACAAACGGTGGGTCGGGGCCCCTAATGGCACGGAATGGACCGGGCGCACCTCGAACGCCGCCTACGACACAGCATCCACCGATTGCCACGGCTCGGATAACACCGACGACGCCGCCGAAGACGGCGGAAAACTCGTTGCGGCCACCATCCAATACGAGGTGGTCGAGCCCCTGGTCAATGGCCAACGTCTCATCGAGAGCGTGCTGGCACACAAGGACCAGGGTGTCTCGATCGACCAGAACTACAACATGGCCTACCACCCCGCCGAGGGCGAGAGCGATGAGTCGATATCCCGCAACCGCGAACATGTGGCCGATATTGAGCGCCAAGTCAAAGGGTATGTCGCCCAGTGGGACAAGGGCTGTCAAACCCTCAAGGCCCAGGCCGACGCCATAGCCCAGAAGATCACCGGCTGCATCAACCCCAAAACCGCCCTGGTCGATGGCCGCAAGATCCTGCGCGATGCCGTGAATCCGACACCGGGCGAGGGCTTGTCCACGGCGACCGCCGCCAGCGGCAAGCCCCACGGGATTGTTGAGGGCATACAGGACATGGCCGGTGCGGGCGACACCAAACCCGCAAGCACCGCGGCGGTGGCCGACTACAAGGAGTGGTACCCGAAGACACCGGGCGCGGGCGACAAGCTGACCATCGACCCCAGCAAGGCAGGCAGCCTCACCGGGACGGTCGGGGCACTCGACAAGATGCCCGGCGCTCCCAAACCGGCGGACGGCTTCGGCTCGGGCGTGGCCAAACAGTTCCTTAAAGGCGCCAACGAGCGCGTCGACGGAACGATCGACGAGGTCAAAAGCAAGGCGGGGCTTAACGGGGCCGACAAGTTCGCCGAGTCATGGACGAACAGCGCCAAGGGCCTTGAGCACCAGATCGAACGCACACTGTTCCCTGGGGCTGCGATGGCCGAAGACGCCAAGAACGTGATCGATCAGGCCGTCACCTCATACCAACACCCTGAGAAGATCCCCGAGAACATCGGCAAAACCACGGTCGACGCGGCCATAGCCGGGACGACGGTGCCATTGGGTGGCGAAGGCGCCCTCGCACGTACGGGATTAGAGGACGCGTCAATCGCGGGCCGCGGGGGGCTTCTCGACACACCCCACGTGCCCCACGACGTGGCCCCGACGCCGGGGCATGCGCCTGTCGAACCTCCGAACAACCACCCTGGACCCATCGCCGATCACTCGTCCCCGCCTGTGGTCGACCACTCAGCGCCTACAGTGGGCGATCATTCACTACCACAGTTCGACCCGAATGGCGGCCAGCACTACGCATCTGGCGACCCGCATTACCCAGGCGGATGGCCACCGCACACCCCCGAAGCTACTTGGGCCAAAGGGGATACTGAACCAGGCTGGGAACACATCAACCGTGGTCCCGAGAAACCATGGATGGACTACCAGGCGCAAATCTCAGGCATCGAACGAACACCTGAAGGACATATCCCCGAGTACGTGCGCGTGAACCCCGAGACGGGCGACCCCGTCAAATTCGACGGTCATACTTTCCGTGGCGACCAAGAGGTCTATTTAGATGCAAAACGTGGATACTCGGCGCTCGAAACCGATGTCGGCAAGCCGTGGGCGAACGGTATGGCTGATGACCTTATGAGCGAAATCCCTCGGCAACTTCGATCGATGCCTGAGGGCGCGATCCTGGAGATACACGTGTCAGACCCGGTTGGTGCAAGGGCAATTCGCCAGCTGCTAGATGAGGCTGACTACTACGACGTGAACGTGATCTATACGCCGGAGGCGCCGTGAAACTACAATCGGTAGAAATGACCACCATGCCCGTTGTACAGCCAGTCTGGGCTCAGTCCGCGTTTCTCAACGCGATCTGGGTTGCAACTAGCGAGTCTCCGGAATGGATCGCGGCCCGAACGGACGCTCTGCTCCACGAGCTGCAATCGATCTTCGGCGTCACGTCTTGGCAGACCTATAGAGGGGACCGCTGGGAGGGCTCGATCGAGGCACTCGCGGACATCGTGCGCCGCTTCGTGGTGCGCGACCGGCCAACCGCCGACACTCCGGACGGCGAGGCTCTCCCTGCTGAGGGTTTTTCGTTCATTATCTCGGGGGCCGGGCCGGGCATAGAACTAGATGTGCGGGTGTCTGCGGGCTCTATTGCACTCGCGCAACGCCTTCCGATGCATACGCTCGCTATTAAGTTCCGGGAGAAGACGCCCGGCACTGTCACCAGCGCACGAGGCGACGCCCTCTGCGAAGCTGTCGCGCGCACATGGAATCCGTCAGGTTTCAAGTTGACGGATTCACTGACGAATAGCACAGCCCGTCGAGGCGGCTGGAAAATCGGTGTCGGTTACCGCACGTGGATCAGCGCAGAGGTCGGGACAGTCAGCCATCTTGTTGACCGGCTCACCGCGACTGAGCTGGCCGGGGGCACGCTGATTTCCGCCCCGGATGATTGGCCGGCCGAGCGGGTAGTCGAGGCTATGACCGCGACGCTGCGAGAAAACGGTCTCGACGAGGTGCCGCACTAGTCGTCTTGTTACGGCACCGATGCGAGCGTACTCTCGACTTCACCGAGGCGCCGAGAAGCCGGCCTTGATCGCGTAGGGCAGACGAGTCGACATCTGCACCGCGTGAACTACGCACATTTGGAGCCATGTGGCCTCGGTTCAAGACTCTTCGAGGCTATGCAAGCGACCAACCCGTCTTCACCCACCATTGAGTGATGGCGATCAAGCGTTTTCAGAAGACCGGCACATGCGTCACCTGCGACGGCGCGATCCATTTCTACCCGGCTCCGGTGACCGATGAGCAGGCCATCGCCGAGGGCGACAACCCCAGCGGCCAATGGACACACCTCGAGCCGTCCGACTGGATCGACAACCCACACGAGGCCGCGCCAGTCGACGGCTGATTCGGCGTACAGTCATCGTTAGCAGCTGAACCCGACCAATGTCCGGTGTAGGCAGCTTCCGCCCCGCCGCGATGGCCCCCTGTCGCGGTGGGGCCTCTACATCACCGGCGTGAATCGTTCGACGACCGTGAGGTCGACCGTAGGCGGTGTCCATGTCGGCTCGGTCGTGAAGTCGCTGATGGTCGGCGCGACAAACCAGAACGACTCGAAGGTATGTTCCTTGCCCAAGACCTTCATGGTCCCGAACTGCACTTGGTAGACCAGCTTGTATCCCGACGCCAGTTGCAGCGCAGTCGAATTCGCGATCATGTCCAGTCCGACGCTGGCGCGCTGCTGATCGATTTCGGTTGGTGTCGGGTTCTCCCCTGCCGGCGCGTCGAGGCGCGGCAGCTTCAACACCCCGTTTTCGATCCTGGCGTCGAACGGCACGAGTAGCAGCGTGATGGGCGGTGTGTGCGCGGTCAGCCGGAACTGCGGCTCGGGCGGATCCAGCTTGTTGTCCGGGCCCGCGATCCGGGGTGTGAATGTCACCGCGCCCCACGGTTTGAAATGGTCCGGACGGTAACCGCTATCGAGGGTGTCGGGGACGATGTTGCCGTACAGGCCAACGCATTTGAACCACGGAATGTCATTGATGTCAGCCATGGGTGGTCAACCTCCGAGACGCTTGACGAGCGCAATATGGGAGTCCTGCAACGACTGCACGTTCGACTGAATCAGTTCCACGCTGCTGGCGAGTAGGTCGATCTTGCGGTTCATGCCGTCGAAGTCGTCGCGGTACTTGGTGGGATGCCCGTTTTGGACCTGTTCCTTTGTCGCTGTAGCAGCCTCGGCTGCAACCGCCACCGTCTGGTGCACCTCCGTCAGGCGTTCCCGGTCTTCGTTTCGCCCTCTCCAGAACACAAGTAGCGCCGCGACCGCCGCGATCGTCGGCGGAACGGTCACGATCGCGGCGACCAGCAAGTCCCAGATGTCGTTTGCATCAAACGGTGTCAGGTCGGGCACTACCCGCGGCCCCCGGCCAGGAACGACGCGGTCCGCGGTGCGTCGTCGCCCTCGGTGCGGCGGCTGGCCAGCAGCGACGAGCACACCGACACCAGAACAGCTGTCGCGACCGCAGCGGCCGTGAACCGCCAGTCGACAGTGGCGACGGTCTTGTCGCCGACGAACACACCCATCAGTGCAGCGGCGGCAGCACGTAGCGCGCGCTCGCCCAGCTCTCTCCAAAATGCCCAGGTGTACATGATGATTGCCTCTCCTATTGCAGTTGTGCAGCGACGTCGAACGGAAATCCTTGGTTCCAGTTCGCCCACGTGCCCGGCAGCAGGAACAGGGTGCAGCCGCCGGGGGCGATGCGGCGGATGGTGGCGACCGCGTGGTCGACGGCGGTCATGCCGTCCCACAGTGCATAGGCGGGGTCGCCGTACTTGCCGTGCGCGTTGGTGGCCACGAACTTGATGGCGTCGAACAGCAGGCGCACAAGATCGGGCAGGATCGCGAACAGCTGCAACGGATTGAGCAAGACGCCGACCGTACCGAGCGGCCCCGAGGTCATCATGCCCGCCAATCCGGCCAGCGACCCGGCCAGCGGGTCGGTGCTGGGGGTCTGTCCGATGAGCTGTTGAAATGCTTGCTTCGGGAATTCGGTGAACAGGTAGATCGCGAATTCCATGGTCAGCTCTGCGCGGGTGAGTACCTGGTAGAGCAGGAACAGCAGACCGCGTGCCCGCGGGTACCAGTCGCCGTCGATCGAGTACGACCAGTACCGGTCTCGCACCCACGGTGGCTGCGGCGATTTGGAGATACCCTCCCCCGGATCGTTTCCGTTCAGGCTGCCCTCGGCGGGCATCGACGGGTCACCGAAAGTGCTCACCCCGACGACGTATTGGCGCCATTCGGGCGGCATGGCCTCCAGGATCTTGCGCACTGAATCGCCGCCCATGCTGTAGCCGAGAAGCCAGATGGGTGTGCCCGCCATCGGCCGGTACAGGCGCATGGCCTCGTCGCGGAAATCGTTGGTGGCCTTGGCGAAACTGTGCGCGGTAGGCGGGTTCAGGAACGCCCGCGAGTCGGCCCACACGCCCTGGATTGGATACTTGGACTGCGGCGGGTTGGCGGGGGCTTCGACGTATGCGCCGATGGCCTTGCGCACGTCGAGGTTCGCGACGCCGTCGCTGCGTAGCGGGGTGGCGATGCCCATGCGCGCCAGTCGTTCCCGCTCGCGGGCGTCGTTGTTCATGAACGCCGTCAGATCCCGCACCGCCTGCGCGGTGCCCGCGGTGTAGGTGCGATCCACGGCGACGCCGTGCTCGATGGCGTGACTGTTTTTCGGGTAGGCGTGCACGAGGCGGTGTTCGATCGGGATTACCGCGTCGGATACGTCGCCTTCGCCGTAGCCGATCCACTTCCCGTCGGGCCCGTTCATGCGGCAGTCTTCTCGGCGTCGAGCCACGCTTCGATGTCCTCGGCGGCGACGGCTTTCTTGGTCTTGCTGATGCTGGCCAGCAGCGTCTTGGCGAGCTTGGCGTCTTCCTGCCGGTCCGGGTACTTGCCCGGGTTGTCGGCCGCGGTCGATACCTCCCACAGCAGCGCGATCGAGGGTGTGTGGCCTTCCTTGGCCAGAGTGACCACTGCGGTCACGTGCTGGTTGGCGTCGATGGCGCGCGCCAGGTTGGCGCGGGTGTTTACGTTGCCTTCCCCGAGGTGCCGCAGCGGCGAGGCCGACGGGATCGGGGTGTTCTGCGCGCGAACGTAATCGATGACTTCCTGCCATTCCGATTGGGGTACCTGGGCCATGTCTTCATCTCCTGTGTTGGTGTCGAGGTAGAGGCGGACGCGCCGGATCAGCTCGTCCCACGGGAAGTCCGGGCCGGGGTCGGTGTGTCCGCCGCCCCAGCTACCGAAGTCGCGGTGTCCGCAGATACCGTCGCGGCCCCAAGGGATTCCGCTGCCGCCGATGTAGTCGGCGGGTATGTCGTGGGTGCGGCACAGCCACGCGATCAGCTGCGCGGTCCGGGTCAGCTGGAGGTCTTCGTTCTTGCCGTCGCGGGCATCGGTTTCGAGCCACTTGCCGCGGTCCCAGCCTGAATAGGAACCGGCCATGCAGATGTGGAATGCATACGGGTTGGCGTTGACCGCCGACCACGGGGTGTCGTCCCAGTTCACAGTCAGCACAGTTTCGGTGTCGTCGACGCACGCGTTGTACGACACCGCCCCCGATGTGCCCTGCGTGGAAATCAGGAACCCGGCCAGATCCCACGCCGAGCGCCCACCTTCCTGGGTGTGCACCACGATCCAGCGCGGCGTCTTACCACCGCGGCCCACGTACCGATTCGACGTCAGCCGCGAACGCGTGATCGGGCTGCCAGTGATGGGCGGCAGCGGCGGTTTCGGGGTGACAGGCCCTTGCGCAAGCGCGCGCCGCAATACCGCCCACGCTTCGTCCCAGCGCTGCGCGTACCGGTCCGGGTACCCCGATCGTTGCACCCGCTGCACGAACTCCCCCGCCAACTTCGGGTTTCCGGCAGCACGCCCATAGTCATCGGCCAGCCGTGTCTGAAACACATCGACCGCCAACGCCAGCGTCATCCGCGAACGCATCGGACCCCACCAGTTGTCGCTGCCCGACACCACCTCACCGGCGGCGCCGTTCTGCTGCTGCAAGTAGCCCACCGAGCGTCCATCATCGGACTGCGCATCGTGCGGATAGTTCTTCGACGTCGGATCATTGGCGTTCCACGGACACCACCACTGCCGAACCCCGTTGTCGTCGTCGGCGCCCGCCTCGACGTCGATGCACATCAGCGTCAGCACCGAGGCGAGTTCGTCGAGACCACGGGCCAGCGACACCGCGTGCACCTCGCGGGCAATCTGCTCACGGGATCGCAGCGGGCCGTCGGGCCGGAACCACACGAAACTCATGGCCGCGGGCCGAATCCCAGGAATTGGCGCATCAACTCCGGTAGCAGTTTCGCGACGCGTTCGGCCAGGCCGTCGAGCGCCTTGTCATCCCACTGCCACGGTGTCAGGTTCGTCAACGAGTCGACGAATTTGGGCAGTGCGCTACCGATCTTCGTCGCGACAGCCGCCGCGGCTTCGTCGCCGACCTCGGGATGCTCGTGAAGGTATTCGCGGGTGGCTTCGATGGCCGTCTTGATGAGCCATTTGACGATGGGTTTCATGGTGTCTCGCTTTCCGTTTCGGAAGGTAGCGCCGCGTGGGTGTTGATGCCGCGCAGCGTCACCAGCCGAACCTGCCTCGTGCCTCGGTGATTCGCGGATCGCGGGGGCGCTCGCCGGGCGCAAAGCGCGTTACGACAACGAACGTCAGAACCCCTGTCGCTCCCGCGACGGCGAGACATAGCGCGCCGACCTTGACCGGCCATGTCGTCATCACAGTCGGCCAATTTTGTCGGCGCCGTTGTTCCACTGGATGTTGATGTCGCCGCCGTTGGGCGTCACGGGGAGACCTGAGGCGGTGTCTAGGTAGTAGATCAGCCGGGAGGTTCCTGCCGTGCCGGTGTCTTTGAAGATCACGACCGCTTCTCCGCTGAGCCCGGTGACAGCGGGCCAGGAAGCATCGGCGGCGTCGAGCACGCCGAGGACGTTCGTCTTGCCCGTGAGCGCGGCCGAGGTGGCGATACGGGCACCGGAGGGGATGTCCGAGAGGAATTCGTGGGTGGCCGCGTTCAGGGTGTAGGTGCCGGTGTCGACAAGGACGGCCTTGATGGTGTCGGCAGGCCAGTTGATTTGGGCGTTGCCGAATGCCTCGTATGCCTTGTCGTACATGATGTTTGCCATTTGGATATTTCTCTCTTTCTGGTTGTGTCAACTGAGCACGACGGCTGCCGCGCCCCAGTTCACGGAGGTGTTGGCGATGGTGAAAGTTGTTGACTCGTCGGCAACATTGACGGTCATGAAGACCTGGCCGGCAGAGGGCGTCAGCCACAGCGCCGCCCCGCCCGCGGTCCCGGCCGGGGCGGCGCTGGTGATGAATATCTGCACGATCAGCTGGTCGGCTGCGCAGGTGACGGACTGTGTGGGTTGCGATGAGGTCGACGAGGTCTTGGTCACGGTGCCCGAAGGCGCGGTGACCCCGGATACGGCCAATCCGAAGGCACGCCACCAGTTGCCGCCGGTGGCCGTCACAGAGACGGTTTTGGCGCCGGCCGAGGCCATCGCCGCGGCGCTGCGGTAGATCTTGATGAATCCCGTCGCCGATCCGGCATTCCAGGTCAGGGTGTCCATCAGCGTCATGGCGGTGCCTGCGCAGGTGACCGCGGATGGATCGCCTGGCCCGGTTTGTCCGACGATCGCGTAGACGTAGTCGCCGACTGCGGTGTAGACATCGAATGTCTTGGTGCCGTTGATGCCGTCGGCGTCCGTGCCGGTGCTGTACTTCGCGATAGGCCCGGTGGGAGCTACCGCGCACAGGGGGACGCCGAGTGCGGCCCAGTCGCGGGTCGCGCTGAGCGTGCCACCGAATGTTGTGGCCGCGTCGGCGTCACGCACCGATTGGGTCAAGAACCCCACGTTGTCGAGGTAGCGGCTGGTGCCGCCGGACAGCGCCGACAAGGTGGTGCTGTTCTGTCCGGGGGTGAACGCGTGCACGGTGCGCCCGTTGAGCGGCACGGTGACAGGCAGGGAGAACGATGTTCCGTTGCCGACAGCGGATTTCGCGGGCCGATAGCCTTGCGCGCCGGCGTAGGAGACGGCCACGGCCTGCCCCCAGCTCGAACCAGTCTTGTTGATATTGATCGTGGCGCTGCCGGCGGCGACGTTCCTGATCAGGTAGGCCGCGATCAACACACCGTTGGACAGTGCTTGCCCGGCGCAGATCATCGGCAGGTTGCTTGCCCCGTAGGTTGCCGACGAGACCGCACCGGAGCCCAGCGAGTAGAACACCAGCACGTCGTCACCAGCGTTCGGTGAAATGGTGCACGTGGTCGGCGAGCTTGTTGTCTCGGTGCCTACGCCTTGGGTGTTGTAGTTGACCGAGGCGGGCTGAGTGATCGTCGGCGTGCCGACAGCCACGCGCGAGGCAACACTGGTGGGCGAGATGGTGACCGGGCCCGGTGTCAGGGTGGGGGTGCCGACAGCCGCACGTGATGGGACCGCGGTCGGCTTGACCACGTAGGCAACGCTCGGGGCGCCCACCGCGGCGCGGGAGGGTACGGCGGCAGGTTTGATGACCTGCGCCAGGCTCGGGGTACCGACCGCCACCCGCGAGGGCACGGCGGTCGGACTGATCGTGACCGGCCCGACGGTGACGGTCGGGGTGCCCACCGCGGCCCTCGAGGGCACGCTGGCCGGGGCGACGATCGGAATCAAGCTCGGGGTACCGACGGCGACGCGTGACGGAACGCTCGTGGGCCGGATGTCTTGCGGCCAGGTGATCGTCGGCGTGCCCACCGCTACCCGCGACGGGACGCTCGCGGGTCGGATCGTCAGTGGCCCTGTCGTGATCGTCGGGGTACCGACGGCGACGCGCGACGGGACGCTGGTGGGTGTGATGCGGAATCGGCCGTACCATTTGCCGCCGGTTCGTGCAGTTGTTGTGGTCATCACGCCGTCCTTATCGCGCAGAATCCGGCCCCGCCCGGACGGCCTGCCCGCGCGTTGCCGCCGACGCCGCCGTCCCCGCCACCGCCGCCGCCACCGGGGCTGTTGCCGTTGGTGTCTTTCGGTGCTGCCAAGCCGCCGACGAACAGGCGCCCGAAGAACGGGTAGTTAACCTGTGCCTCGCCGACGGGATCGCGGTTGAAGAACCCGCCGTAGGCCAGGCGCCCGCCGTTGCCGCCGGGAATGTTCAATAGGACGGTGCCCGGTGCGGTCGATAGCCGCACAATCAACGCTTCACCGGGGCTGCCGTTGGTTTCCCGGCTCGGCGAGCCGGCGCCCGGTGCCGGAACGTACACGTCCAAACCGGGCACGTCCCAGGGAATCCCGACGCCGCGCTCCAGACTCAGTGCCGACCAGGTGCCGCGTCGGCCGCCCTCGCCTGGCTTGTCCCAGCCGCCGTCGCCGCCACCGCCGCCGCCACCGGCGCTCGATCCCGCGATGTAGACATAGCGTGAATCGGTGCCGAACAGGTAGGTGTACCAGCCCGGCGCGGTGTAGTCGGTCCACGGTGAATCCAACAGGGTCTCTCCGAGTGCACCCCACGCCGGTGCGGACTCCGAACGCACGATCGCCCCCGAGATGGTGGCCGGAAGCCCTGTGCCGGTGTTGTTCTTCTCGGTGATGTAGGTCGGGACCGGCTGCACCACCTCGGTCACTTGCAGCAGCGAGGGCGTGGTGAACATCTGCCCAGCGGTGCCACCAACCTGGCGTACGGCGATGAACACCGTTTCACCGCGCCCGACCGACACACCACCGGGAATGGCGAACGTCTGCACTTTCGATGCGGTCAGTGCTGATTTCTTATCGCCGAGGTCGACTGTGCGGGTCAGTGTTCCGTCGTATTCGATCTTGTACACCCCGACATAGAGGTTGGTCATCGCGTTGCCGACCAGCCCGAACTTGAGGGCCTTGTAGACCCGGTCGGTGTCCGGGGTGATCGGAATGTAGGTGATGTCCCCCAAGGCTGGGCTGAACATCGTTTGCGCCATGGCAATCGCGAACGACACATCGTCGTGGGTTCCAGTGGAAACCCACCGCGGGCTGCGACGTGGCCGGATCACCATCGACGAGGCGAACTGCGCCGCAGCGTTCGCGTCGCTGGCGACCGCGGTGACATGCGCCGAAGCGGTTTTGACATCATCGGGGGTCTTGCCGGTGGCGTTGGCGCCAAAAACCCCGTTCCAGAACGCATCCCAGGTCTTCTGTACATCCTCGGCGAAGTCTTGCCCGCCCTCGACCAGGCTTTTCAGTAAGTCCGGAGGGATCTTGTTCGTCTTGTGCGGGGTCACATTCGAGAACCACACGTCCCCGGACAGGGCGCCCGAATCAAGCTCGATCAGCGCCGCGGCCCGCGCTACCCCAGTCGGCACGATCCAATCCGTGGTGGGGATCCCTTGCCATGATGAGGACGGTGTCGACGGCTGAATCTGTCCTCGGATCACATCTGGCAGCACGTTGCCGGCCGCGTCCCACACCGCGAACCCGACCTTGATCGGATTCGAACCTGGTGTCGCGGTGAGGCCCGACCAGCGTGTGCCTGCGGGCAGTTTCACGACGTTACCGGGTACGACGTCGAAGATTTCGCCGCGCACCGACTGCTGTGTGCCGTTGGCTGTCATCTTGCCGGCACCGCCGGATTCCCAGCCAGCGGCGCCCGGATCCCACTGAATGAAGGGGTTCCCGGCGATACTGTCCGCGGTCAGGAATTCCCCAGCCCCGCGCGTCAAATCCTCAACGACATCGGCGATCCACGACGACGGCAGCAGGCCATTGAACCCGAGCGCATTACCGGCCAACTCAACGATCTTGGCCAGGATCGCGCCGGGATTGCCAAGGTCGATCCCATCGAGCGCGCTTTTCAGTTCGTCAAGATCTAGACCGGTGAATTCGTGGATGACGTCGACGATGTCGTCCAGCGCCCCCGAGATGGCGCCACGGATCTTGTCGCCGGCCTGTTTGGCGGTATCAGCAAGCGCCGATTCATAGTCCAGCTGCGAACGCAGCGGATTGTGTAGCGAGGTGGAACCGGCACCCCGCTTCTCTGGGAACTTATCGACGCTGCGTGGCATCAGCTCACCGGGAACATGCTCATCGACATGTGGGCGCCGGGGGTGGAGAACACCACCGATCCGCTACCACCGATCCGGTACAGCAGAACGTAATAGACCATGGACGTGTTGGCGGGGATGCGGCCTTCACCGGAGTCGGGGCCGATCGCGCGCGCCGGATAGCCGGTGTCGGACCACTGTTCGCGGACGTGCGCGATGGTTTCCGCGTCCAGGGTGCTCGGGTCGTACAAGGCGCGAGCGCACAGGGTTCCGGTTTCCGGTGCGCTGGTAGAGCCCTGCGGCAGTGCCCGCACCTGAACTTCGATCTGCGCGTTGTTGAACAGGCCGCTTCGTTTCCACCGCAGATGCCCGTCGAACTCGGGGTAGTACGGGAGCGGCTGCCCCGGAACGATGAGCGTGGCAACGATATTCCAGGTCGATCCGTAGGTGCCGCCGGTAAACGACTGCTCGGGAATGCTGAGTTTCTTGACGGTGCCGACCGGGCTGCCCCCGCGGATACCGCCCGCACCGCCGGCCAGAGTCGAGTCGTAGATCAGAGATTGACCGTCCTCGATGGGCCCGACGAAATCGTCGGCCTCAAGGATTTTCGCGTTGTCGCCCTTGGGTCCGGGAATGAGCGGGATGTCGATCGCGAACGTCGGCTCCAGCGTGGTACCACCGGGTGTGACGTTCAGGTTCAGCGGGTAGGTGATGCCGCCAGAGGGCGGCGCGACACCGCGTGCGGTCATGTGCAGGTTCGGGGTGGGGCCGGGCGGTCCGGGGATCGCGCCCAAGATGATTCGCCAGCCGTTGCCGTCCCAGACATGCCAGTAACCGGCGATGTACCAGGCCATTCCGGCGTCGGCGTCACCGAGGTCGTCGGGCAGATCCACGGGCAAGTTGATGGTCGAGCCCCACTGCGGGCGCCAGAACGGCGACATGTCGCCGCGGTCACCCTTCTCGCCCTTGATGGCGTCCAAGACGATGTTGTCTTCGCCGGGCATCAGCGTGAAGGTGCCGATGATCGTTTGCGGGTCCCCGGGATTGCGGGGCGCCGCATAGAACAGGGTGCGGATTACTCTTTCGCCCAGAAAGATTGGCTCGGTGGGGATGAGTGCAGACGTCACGGCATGTCCTCCTTGGTGTCGTCCAGGTCTTCGGGTTGTTCGTCGTCGGTGTCGGCCAGCCGCCCGGAGTACTCGTCGCGGTCCTCGACTGGAACCTCGGCGCGGCCACGGTCGTAGACGCGTTGTCCCTTGCGTTTGACCATGTCGATCAGCGCGTCGCGCACTTCCGGATCCAGCTCGTCAATCTCGCGTGCGCGGGCGCGTGCCTCGCGGCGCGCATCCCTGTTGCGGTCTCGCGGTGTGTCGTCCTTTTTCACGACCCACTCGACGGCGTCGACCAGTCGCCCGGTTTCATCCGGCAGCCGCCGCGCCCGGATGAACGCCGCGTCTTCATCGACGTCGACGCCGGCCAGCGCGCCGTGAAACATCAACTGCTGCAAATGGTCCTCGGGTAGTCCGAGCCCCCAGCCGTTCGGGCCGACCGCGTCGCGGAACGCCGCGCACAACCGGTCCTGGCGCGCGAGGATGACATCGACCTCAGCTTTGGTGAACTTGCGGTCGTACGGGAATTTCGGGAATACCTTGCCTTGCTTCTGGTTTCGTCTGCTCATCAGAACATGTCCCCGCTTCCTGCCAGGAGTGCCGCGAAGTTCGCGACGTTGCCGATAGTGCGGAACCCGCGCGCGACGGGGTCTTCGTCGCGGGAGTCGTCGCCGAACGACACCGTGGGCCGTCCTGCCGTGGTGCGGTCGCCTTCACCCTTGATCGCCATGATTTGGTCGGTGTAGACCACGCCCCGGATTTCCGCTGAGACGCGGTCGCCGAGCCAGAAGTCTTCGCCGAGGATGTAGGGCTGCCCGTCGCCGACGTCGAACTTCATCGACCGGTACGCCTTCATTTCGAAGTCGCCGGCGGCTAGCTCTTGTATGGCGTTGATGACGTATGCAGTGCCGCCCGGATTCTTGAAATACTCACGGAACGCGTAACTTCCGGCCTTGGCCGATCGCAGCGGGTTGACGTAGCGCATGAACGCCAGGAACACATCGTCGAGCTGGCCTTGGTACAGGTTGTCCAAACCTTCGACGCCAGCGGCCTCGACGCCCATGATCACTTGGGCCAGTTGCGATATGCCGTAGCGGATCGCGAATGTGATTGCCTGGTTGACCCATTGGGGGCTCTTGCCGCCGACGATGATGTCGGTGGCGCGGCTCTTGTAGATCCGCAGTTTGCGGCGCCGGATGTTGCCGTAGCCGACGTCTCGGTACACGAACGGTGGCGGCTTCGGGGAAACCAGCATCAGTTTCCGGAAGAACGGGTCGACCTCGCCGTCGTGGTCGGCGTCGATCGGGATCAGGGTCTCGGTGATCAGGTCATCGAGGGTCGCGGCGAACAGGTTGATCGCGCCGTCGAGCATGGTGCCCGTCGGGCCGGTCACACCGGACTTGTCTTCGAAGCTCAGGATCACGCAGGCGCGTGTGGGCTTGAGGATTTCGGCCAGTTCGGGGCCGAACATCGTGTACGGGGCCGGATCGCCGGGAAGCCAGGTGTAGGCGCGGCAGATGACGCCGGCGTCCTTCATCACCGGCGACAACACGGTGTGCGCGTCCTTCCAGCGTGAACCGATTGTGCACCAACGTGATTGGTCGAACAGCCCAGCCACAGGCATGATCTGCACCGGCCAATTGAGCGGTGAGAGGTTTTGCAGCCATGTTTCCGGGGCGAAGATGTTGCGCGGCACCGGGAAGAATCCGTTGAGCGTGAACAGCCGAATGCAGTTGAAGAACATGGCCGTTGCGCAAGTGGTGACCGTGGGGCCACCCCACAGGAACATCTTGGGCAGCTGCACCTCCATGGGAAAAATGGGATTGGCTGCGAGGTAGATTCCCTTGAGGTGGCGTCGATTTGAGATGCACTTAAGTGTTGTGACGGCAGCCTTTCCGGCTTCTTCGTCGTCCTCGATGACCATGACCTTGCCGCCCCAGCGGGTCCGGAAATCGTGCGGCTTGTCCGGGTCGGGGTCGATCGTGATGTGAATGTCTTCGTCGTCGCCGATCTGGTAGGTGATGATTTCGCGTAGCCAGTCGTTGGCCTTGCCGGAAAACGTGATGTTGGCTTCGCCGTCCTCGGTGGCCAGCTCTTCCCAATCCCACTTATCGAGGTTTTCGACGCGCGCGATATACCGGAACTCTTTGTCCCACAGTCGAACCAGTGGGGCTTTGGTGCGCCGGTTCATGTACGCCCAGCGGCGCTCCAGCAGATGCATCCGCATCTCAGGGGTGAACTCGCCGGCGAGTGTCTTGGGGTCCAGGGTGAGGGTGGGCGCGGTCATGCGAGCGCGCTTTCGAAGCGTTGCGGCAGCTGGCACCAGATCTTGCCGCCAGGCTGGTTATGTGAGACCGGGATCGTCGCGACCGTGCGCGGCGGGATCGGAATCGAGAACCCTTGGCCCCGGAACCGCTGCAGCAGCGGCAACCCGGTATCGCCGTACTCCCCCAAAATCCAGTTCAGCAGCTCGCTATTGCGGATGAATTTCTTGAGCAGGTTGTCCGGCGGATCCTGGGCGGTAATCGCGATCCGGTGCGCGGGATCGGTGTCGATAATGCAGTGCTCGCCGGGATTGAGTTCCGGCACATCGATCATGTTCGCGTCACGGGTGCGGGTGAACGTGCCCAAGAACTCGTCGACGAACGGGATCCCGAACAGGCGTGAAAGTTTCGGCCAGTCATCGAACGGGTTCTCTTCGCCCGACACGATCGCGTTCGGGCCATCACCAAGACGCACCTTCGACGGCGCGGTCTTGGATGCCTGCACAAAGAAAATCGGCCACGCCGGCTCGGTGGAGCGGTTCGCGATCCGAATGAATCCCAGGCTCGGCCCACCGGGTGGACGCACGAACGGCGGCGGCGAGGTGTCAGGCCGGTGCCAGCGCGGTTCACCGTCCGCGGCCAAGATAATCTCGTGTAGCGCGACGCGTTGCAGCGCCGGATCATCCGGGAGCGCGCATTTGGGCGCCTCCAACAGCTGCATCGGAATCCACAGCTGGCCGTGCCGACGAGTGGTGACCGTGAAGTATCCGGTCGCGTCCTTGCGGCAGCCGCGCCAGAACCGGGCCTCGGTGTCGTACCAGCCCAGCGACGAATCGGACATCAGGCCCAACGTGAACGAGATTTCCCGTCGGCCGTCGACGGTGCGTTCGAAGCGCGGCGGGCCATAGGCGGGGGTGGTCCATATCCCTTCGAACGGGACGTGCACCATGCCGTCGATGGGGCCGGTGATGAATGCGCCCTCGCTGCCGGCGAGTTGCCCGGTGAGGGGCCAATACTGGCCGTCCGAGCCGATCCATGCACACGAGACCGCTTCGCCGCGCGCAGCTTCGGACAGCTGCGACCAGGGCACGTTTCGGCGTGGCCCGGTAAGTTGTGCGCTCGTCATTACGGGCCACCGCCGATGGGTTCGTGGGTCATCTGCCGCGGTGTGTTCAGCAGGACACGGCGGGTGCGGTCGGCGATCGACCGCTCGTCACCCTGCGGGTTATTGATCGTGACGTTCAGCGACTGATCGACGGGCCCGTTGCCGACGCCCGGAGGCATCCCCGACCCCGGATGCGCCGTCCCGCCGGTGAGCGACGGCAGCATCGACGACACTTCAGGCACCATCCCGAACGGCAAACCAGATGTGGCCCCGCCCCCGTCGAAGGCCGCGCCGCCGAACACGCCACTGGGACCGCCCAGACCACCGCCACCACCACCGGCAAGGAGCCCGCCGGCGAACCCGGTGCCCTGCGGGGTGTACTTGATACCCAAGATGGCCTTGGCCAACTTGACGATGCCCAACTCTTCAATGTTCGGGAACACCGAACCGTCCAGGCCGAATGTTTCGGCGAAACCGCCGCCGATGATCCTGCCGATATCGGACAGGTCATCGCCGCCCTTGCCCTTCTTGGATTCCTTGGCGGCAGTGAACTTTCCGCGCTGCGCCTCGGCCAGATCGGCTTGTGTGTCCTGGGCTTCGCGGCGCGCCTTGGCCGCATCGGCCTTCGCCTTCTCCAGCGCGTTATCGGCGGACAGCTTCTGCGATTCCGAGGCGTCGAAATCGAGTTCGCTTCTACGCGCCTCGGCGATCTTGACCTGCGCGTCCGCATCCTTGATGCGCTGCTGTGCATCAGCGGCGCGTTCCTCGGCTTCACGGACTTGCTTCGGGTCCGGGGCGTAGTAGCCGGGCCGGCCGTCTTCGTCGTAGCCCGGTGTCCCACGGCCGGTCTGATACCCGGCCCCGAACACGCTGCCGCCGCCGCGGCCACCGCCCGCACCGCCGCCACCACCGAAAAGTAGAGAACCGCCACCGACGCCCCCGGATCCGCCGACACCTTCGCCGTAGAGGTTCGGCAGGTACATGTGTTGGTCGAATTGCGGACTGTCCGCGCCAGCAGCGCCGGCGCCCACCCGGAAGTCGCCGTGTGAGCCACCGGATTCGGCGGGTGTCCCGTCCGACAACGTCAATGCCATGTGGCCGTCGTTGGGGTTCGGGCCGTGGTCGTACCAGCCGACCGTGATCGTTCCGGGCCCGCCCATTCCGCGCCGGAAACCGCGCGCCGATAGCCACTGCTCAGCGTTCTTGGTGGTCATCAGCGAGTCATCCGGAAGGCCCATCGCCCGGTTGATGACGCGAGCAGCCATGCCTGAGCAGTCATTGCGGCTGCCCTGGCTATACGGGGTACCCGTCAAGCTCAACGCGGCGATCACATCGGGCCCGCGGAACCCGCCAGTTTCAAATCCCCGGATAGCACCGAGGCGCCGCCCGGTTTCCATCCAGATATCGATCGAGCGTTGGCCACCGCCCAGTGGGATGAATGCCTCTCCGCGCGTGGATGGTTCGGCCCATTGCACTAAACCTGCACCGGACACGGGCGGCTGGATGAGCGCCTGGCTCGGTAGCTTGCCGTTGGCGAATGAGGCCACCGAATCCCACACGTCGAAGATCCCGCCGCGGGCGCGTGGCGGCGGCAGGAACGGAATCCACGGCGCGTTGGCGTTCGCGTTGCCGCCCACGAATGGGCCCGTGACCGGGGTGGGTCCGGGGTTCTGCAGCATGTCGCGAAACAGCGCCCACTTATGCTCGGCCTCCGAAGTGTCGGCCGTGATCGGCACCTCGGCGGGCTTGTCGCGCTCGATCGACTTGCGCCACGACTCAAGGACTTTCTTGCCCTGATCGGTGTTGGCGGTAACCGTCACCGTGCCATCAGGCAAGGTTTCGACCTGTACACCGATATCGGCGAGCTTGCGGCGAACCTCGGGTGTGTTCTCCGAAATTTGGATGGTCTTGCCGTCCGGGATACTGGCTGTGGCTTCACCGAGCGCGGACGTGAATCTGGCTGCCGTGGCCATCTCTTCGCCGGTGGCCTGAATGCGTTTGCGCAGGTTGAACAGGCCGTCGGCTGTGCCGTCGAGCTTGTCGGCCAGGCCCCGCATGTTCTCGCCCCACGAGAACGCGTCCTCGGACAAGTCGTGCATCCGCTGTGCGCCAACCTTGTCGCCGGTCAGGGACGCGAACGCCGAGGCTGCCTTGAGCGTGAATCCGACCGTGTTGCCCAGCCCACCGACCAACAGCGACAGCGCATCGAGCGCGTCCGAGGCCATCCGCAGAACGGTCTCGCCGAACAAGATGACGCCTTGTGTGGCGGTGCTGAAGAATCCGATGACCTCGGGTTGGTGGGCTTGGACCCACACAGCGAGCGAGCCAAGACCATCGTTGACGAACGCGAACAGACTGGACGCCAACGGTTCCAGCGCCGCCGCGGTGTTGTTTTTGAAGATCTGCCACTTCTGCTCGAAGTCGTCGGTATCGGCTGCTGTGTCGTTGATCGAGGCGCCGGTCGAATCCAGCGCCGACTGCAACGTCTGCAAATCCAGCGCACCGCGCCGAATCGCGTCGAGGAACTGCCCCCCGCCCTTGGGTCCAAAGATCTTGTTGGTCAGGTTGATCGCGTCGGTGTCGCGGCCAGCATCGGTCAACGCCTTGATCTGTGCGACCGTCTTTTTCAACGCCTCCGGGCCGGTGATGCCCTCCTTTTTCGCCAGAACCGCCATTGCCTTGTTCAGGGCCATTAGTGACTTCTCGGCATCGAGCCCGGCTTCGTCAAGCGTGCCGATGAGTGCGGCGGACTGGCCGAAGGTGAACCCGAATTGGCGAAGCTGCGGGCCTCCCTTGGTGACCGTGGACAACAGTTCGTTGATGGGAATGCCGGTGCGCTGCCAGGCCCCGAACAATGAATCGAGGGTTGCGACCTGGTCTTTGCCTTCGACCCCGAAGGATCGGAACGCCCGGCCCAGCCCGCGCACGTCGACCGCCTCACCGGTGAGCCTGCCCAGATTGGCGACCGATTTCGATACCGCGTCGAGCGTGGGGCCGGTCAGGTGCAGGTCGCGGTTGACCTCGCCGACAACCTTGCCGAGTTCGGCGAACGGCAGCGGCACCGAACGTCCAAGGTTCTTTACCGACACCTCGAGCGCGTCGAGCGCACCGCCGCTGGCGCCGGTGGTGATCTGCAGCTGGTCGAAGGTTTCGTCGAACTGCGCGCCCAGGTCGTACAACTCGCGACCGAGTTTGATCGCGCCGGCGGCTGCGGCAGCCATCCCCGCGCCGACCGCTGTGCCCAAGGCCGCGGCAGCCAGTGAAGCCTTGCCCGCCAACCCTTCATAGCTAAGACCCAAGTTGTCGAGGGCGTCGGCTCCGCTGTTGTGCCGTTTCAGTGACCGCTCGTAGTCGTCTTGGGCGGCGGTGGCCTCTTTGACCGCGCGAATTTCGTCGCGGCGGGCCTTGTTTCGGGCCTCGGTGGCCGCGACGATCCGGTCGTTGGATGCGCCGATCTTCTGTAGCCGCTGGAGTTTGGCTTCGGCGGTGGCCAGCTTGCCGGTCGCGTCAGCGGCCTTGTCTTGAATTTTGATGACGTTGTCGTAGGCGCGGGTCAACTGCGCTTCGGCGGATACGACACCGTCTGCGAGGTTCTTTCCGAAGGTCTTACCGACCTTGGTTCCGAGTGCGCCCACGGAGCGGTTCAGCGCCGTCTGCGACTTCGATTCGATGTCGACAAACGACGGGATGACGGGGAGGGTGTAGTACCCGAAATCCATGCCTTGCGCCACGGTGTGGCTTCCGCCTTACCTCAGGTGCAGCGCGTGCCGCACAATCCGCCGTAGCCACCTCGGCCACGACTCGACATACAGAGGTGTTTCGATTTCGGTGATGTATTGGAATTGGTTGTCCCACAGACGGATGCGTGGGCGGCTTCTGATTCGGCGCCACGGATACCGCGTGGCGCCGGGCTTCACAGCGTGCACTCCTTCTTGACGACGTCGCGCACGTAGTCGACGAACTTGTCGAAGTCGTCGCCGGTCGGGCATTTCTCGACTAGTTGCTGCCATTGCTCCTCGCCGCCGAGCAGGGTCACCACGGCTTCGTAGTTGCGGCCACGCGCGAAATCACGCAGGGCACTGACGGGCCAGCGGCCACGGCGCTTCGGGATGGTGAACTTCAGTCCCTCCCAGATCAGATCGACGGTCGCCTTGTCGGGGTCGGTCTGGTCGTCGGCGGTTTCTGCGGACTTGTTGCGCGTGTTGTTGGCCATGGTGTTCAGCGTTTTCCTAGTTCGTGTCGCCGGTTCGCTACTGCCTGTTCCATAGCCGAGACCGCTGGCGCTGCGGGCGACGATTTCGCGGCGTACGCGGCTTGGCGTTCCTTCAAGTTAGCGACATGATCAGCTTTCGCTTGCATAGCTTCGAGAGCTTTTGCTACCTCATGAGGCCGCAGCGGGCGACCGGGATAGATTTCCCCTGTAAGCGCCTGATATACAGACGCCAGAATGAACATCTGTTCTGTCCATTGTTCTTTGCCACCGTTCTGTGCTCGCACGATCGACGACGCCGGATCGAGCCGGCGAATGTAGGTCCATATCCGGCGCAACGACAAAGTGCCCGTGAACCGTTCGGCATACTCCACACCCCAGAAACGCCGCAGATCGCTGGCTAAGTCGTCCTCGAATCGGTCCAAGATGTTGACCAATGTCGGTATCCCACCGAACCATTGATCCGGCGCGGCCGGTGTTTCCGGCAGTCGCGACACCCCCACGGCGTCGGCCAGCGCGTCGGACAGCTCGCGGTAGTCATCGACCGTCGCGTCGTCGTACAGTCCGCATTCCTGCCCGTCCAGCAGGTAATCGACAGCGTTGAACGGGTGTTCGCGTACAAGATTGAGCGGCCACACCTCCAGGTTCAAGGGAACCCGGATGGTGTGGCCGCGGAACTGTGCTTCGGCTTCGGTGGCGCCCAGCGCTTCTAGCCGTGCAGCCTCAGACGTTTTCGCCGCCACCTTCACCATCGACCACACCGTCGCCGGTATCGGCTTCGGTGTTCGGCATATCCGCTTCGGCCACGTTCACCGACTGCGACGTGCCGCGGCTGCGACGCCCCCGCTTAACCTTCGGTTGTGCGGCGTCGGTGTCTTCGCCGTCCTCTGTCGGCTCGTAGAGCTTGGCCTCTTCCTTCTCGATCAGCGCCGCAGCCGACACGTCGTCGACCGTGATGACTGAGCCCTTAAGGAATTCGGGCTTGTTGACAAGCAACTCGATCGTCTTCACTTCCAGTGCCCCTTTCTATGCGGCGGTCTGCTGCGCGGCGAACAGCTTGCGGGCAGAGTCCGGGAAGATCCGGCACTCGATTTCGCGGGGAGTCGCATCGCCTTCAGCGTCCTTGATGTTCGGCGTCCAGAACCGCGCCGGCCGCTTGGAAATCTCGCGGCGGATTTCGCCGCTGGCGGTGCGCTTCTCGAACGCCACGTACTCATACAGCGGATTCGGCACAACGATTTCGGTTTCGGTCGAGCCGTTCCACAGGATCCGCTGCATCGCCGGGTTGTCCTCCAGCGCGGACACCTTGCGGGTGAGCTTGAAGTCCTTCGATGCGACGATGATCGTGCCGTAACCCCATGCCGGGATGTCCTTCTCGTCCCATTCGCGCTGAGTATCGATACCCGCATCGCCCACCAGCAGACCGAGGAACGCCCACTTGCCGGTGGTCGTCACGAACGGATCGGTGATGGCCGCGGGCAGATCGGCCGCAGTCGGTGCCGCCGAACCCATCCACAGCAGTACGTCGGCCTCTGTATAGAGCTTCACATTGTCGGGATTGCCAGCCATTGGAGCTGTCTCCTTGTCTCTTAGACGGTTTCGATGGTGCGCACCGCCGCTGTGACGGTGAACGACGCCATGTCGGCGCCGGTGTCGGTGTCCCGCGCGGTGACGAACACGCTTCCGCCGGTGCGGAAAATGTGCGCGACCCCTGCCGGGCGGTTGTCGTGCAAATAGCCGTGCACGCGGCGCGCGACCCGGTCGGCCAGATCAGCGCCACGGGCACGCACAGTGATCCGGATCGTCGGGTCGCGTTTGATGGGCCACTGTTCGGGGCCACCGTCGTCATGCACGGTGACCAGCGGCGGGCCGGTGCGCAGGCTCCAGTCTTGGGGCACTTCCTCAACCGATACCCGGCACACGCCACCGAACAGGGCAACGTTCGGCGGCAGCGCCACGAACGCCTCCAGCGCGTCGGCGAATGCGTTGCGGATATCTGCGTGCTCTCTCATCGCAGCCTCAACCCCAAGCGCCCGAACGCTTTCGACACCGCACCGTGTTTGGCCTGGTCTTCCTTTTTGCCGTAGATGCCGCGGACTTGCCGGTCGGTGACGTACTCATCGACCGTGGCGCCGGCGTTCTCCGCTGCCGGGTTCGCGACCGCGTCCAACGCCGCGCCGAGGCCCTTGTCGTACTTCGCGATATAGGCGACCGTTTTCTTGTTCAGCCGGAACTTGCCTTGCGGTGCCATCAGCCGATACCGCCCTTCGCTGATTGCGCCAGCACCACCAGCTGATTGCGGTCGGCCCACTGGGACAGCTGCACACCAACCAGCGCGCGGCACTCGCGGCCTCGAATGATCAACCAGTCTCGGTCCCGGATCTGCATATCGAGGTCCAGGACGACAGTGAATGCGGCGGCGATGACTTCGCCGGTGTCCCCGAACCGCTGCCGCTGATTACCCACCATGACAGCGCGGGCGATGACCGTGACCGGATCGCCGTCGGGCTCGACGGTGCCGCGGTCGCCGCGTCGGCCGGCCGCGATGATAGTGACCTGTTCGCCGAGGCTGACGTCTTCACAGAACCGGGCCTCTGCCCGCACATGACTAGGTCTGCCGTCCAAGTCGTTGCGGCGCACACCCGGCCCCTGCATTTCGAACAGTCGGTCACCGAACTCGACGGCGTCACGAGCAGTGAGCGTTTCGGTATCTGCGTCCACGATCAGGTGGCCGACCGCGTTGACGATCGCGACCTGTGTGCCGGCGATGTCTTCGAATGCCGGGTGCTCAGCCCAGCTGCACCGGCCCTTCGGGATACGGCGCTCGGTGTAGGTGGGCCGGCCCCAGGCGTCGACGACCGGCGCGCCAGCGTCGGTTACCGGGTCGCGCTTGACCAGCGTGACGGTGTCGGGTCCAGGATCAAACATGCTCACCATGGCTCGGCCTGCGCGTATCCGGTGAATGTGGCTTGCGGTGCCGCGGTCAGTGATAGGCCAAGCATCTGTAGGTGGCGTTCGGTGAAGTCCAGCATTTCGGCGGCTTGCGCCAATTTGACCGTGAGAGTGCGGTCATCGGTGGTGCGGGTCAGTTCCGTAACCCGAGAGTCGGTGACGCCTTCGGGCCCGAACATGGCCTTGACGACGTCGTAGGTGACGAGCTTGCCGCGCTCGTCGGACGCCGGCAGGTCGGGCAGCCGCGACGGATCACGGATCCATGCGGCGGCTGCCCGAACCAATATCTCGGCGAGCGCCTGTTCCGCCGCCGATAGAGGGCGAAACATGCCCTCGAATTCGGTGACGGTCAGGAACGGCGTTACCTCTGCCACGGCCAGTTACCTTGTCGCAGCCTTGATCTGAGTCTTGCTCATCTTCGCGGCCTGATCGGCGGGGATACCGCGTGCGATGGCGTACTGCCGCCACACCTCAGTGGAGTGCGCCGACTTGGGCCGCTCGATGCCGCCGGCCGGTGCCAACACCACCGCATCCCAACCGCCCTCGCCGCCTCCACCACCGGCTGTTTCGTCACCGCCGTCATCGGCAAGCGCTTCGGCTGCCGCTTGCGCAGCGGCCTCGGCTTCGGCCTGTGCTCGTTCGTACGACTCCCGGTCGACGATGGCGCCCGCCGCGGTGAGGCGGCGGACGTCGTCGTCATCGAGGTCAGAGAGGACGGCGCCGCGCTTAAGCTCGCGCCACACTCCCTTGTCGTCCAGGCGACGCAGGAAATCCGCTGTCAGAACGTATTCGGCTGTCACGGGGTCACCAACCCGGTCAGCCAGATACCGGCCTTCGGCTGATCCAGCGCGTAAGCGGTCTTGCGGGTCGCGTCGCAACGGAACGACTCGGTCGGTCCACCGTTGGGGCCGTTACCCTCCGGGTACAGGCCGGTGACTTGGAACGGACGGGTATCCGAGTAAAACCCGGTGACGCCCTTCTGTCCGATCCAGATCCGGTCAGTGGGATATCCGCGTGCGCCCAGGATGTCCAGGTCGTACACCTTGCCGGGCAGCTTGCCGGTGTAGGCGATGTGCTCATTGGCGACGTTGCCCTGGTAGACCTTGTTGAACTTGTCGTTGTCCAACAGGATCGGCAGCAGGCCCGGATTCATCACCATCGTGTCGGGCTGGAATCCGTACCATTCCTCGGCGCTTCCGCCTTCGGCAATGGAGGGAGCCGCGTTGATGACCTTTTCGATCGCACGCGCGATGTCGCCACGCGGGTTGCCGTTGGCGGTATCCCACGCCGCAGAAACCGCCATCGTCGGTACCGCGCTGGACTGAGTCAACGCACGGAACACACGATCATCGGAACGCTTGAACGTGTTGACCAACTGCGTGATCTGCAGATTGACGCTATCGATGTCATCCTCGTCCCGCATCTCCTTCGAGACTCGGACGCCCAGGCCCTTCTTGTTCGCCACGGCGAACAGTGCGGTGCCCTTGCGGCCGGCCGCGACCGGGATTTCGCCGAACTCGGCGACGTCCTCAGGCTCACCGTCCAGGAAGATCGGGTCGCCCTGCCGGTACGCAACCAGGCCGTTCTTATTGCCGCCACCGTTACGGAACAACGTTTGCGTGATGAAAACGTTAGTCAGCAGCTCCTTGATCTTCGTCGGAATGAACAGCGGATTTCCGACCATTTCCGACACTGTGAGCCGGGGCCCGTCGCTGATGCTGACGATAGGGGTTGTAGGCATTGTTTCTGTCTCCCTTGCTATTTCAGTCCGGCTCAGACGGTCCGGATGAGGCCGACGGCCTTGGTTGCTACGACGACGCCACCCGGTTCGGTGCAGCGCCCGACGATGGTTCGGGCGTCCGGTGTCGCACCGGCGGGCGTTACGGTGCCGTTCGCAGCTGCGATCAGCAGCTCTCCGAACGCCGCGTCCGCCGCATAGGTGACAGGCACTTCGGCCCCGCCATATGCGCACGCCACCTTGGTCGGCAGCACCGCTGTGTTCAGCACAGGGCGCCCGTCGCTGCCAGTGGTCGGCGCCAGCACCAGGTCTTCGGGCGCGATCGCGTCCGTCAATGCGACGCCGACAACCTTGAACGAACCCGCTGCGGCGGGCTGAATCCGGCCACCGGTGACACCTTCTACGAGCTGTCCGCCCTTGATCGAAACGCCAGCCTTGGGGGTGTATGTCCGCGGTCCGGTCTTGGTGACCTGAGGAATTCCGGGCATGTCAGAAGCTCCAATTCTTGAATCGAGGGTCGTTGCGGATTTCGTCTTCGGCGCTGGCCGATGCCTGCGCTTCGGTACCGTGACCGACTTCGGTCAGCGGTACTGCGGTCTCAGCCGGAATCGAATCCAGCAGGGCTGTAGTGCCTTCCGGGTCCGCCTTCATCAGCGCCAGGAAATGGTCGCGGCGAGGCGGCGTGATCTTGCCCTTGGCGACCGCGGAATCGACGACCTTGGCGTGCGCCTCCGCTACCTGCGTCTGGCGTGCCAGTGCGCCTGCGGCAGCATCGGATTCGAGCTTGGCTACCCGCGCCGGATCCATCAGCACCAAACCGGCCTTGGCTGCCGCGGCAACCAGTTCCTTACCGTCGACGGCGGTTCCGGCACCGACCTCGGCGGAGTCGTCCTCGGTGGTGATGGCGTCTTCGTCGGTGTCTTCCTGTTCGGTACTGGCCAGCTTGTCGAGTGCGGCTAGCACCTCTTCGTCGGTGGCGTCCGGTCCTAGACCGAGCCGCTTGGCGACGTCCTCCTTGATGTCAGGCACGGGGCCCTCCTTCGAGATATTCGCCGAAGCACACGCCTCAGCGTTGTCGGCCCGCGCCACCGGCGCGGGTGCGGCCGGACGGCCGAAGTACTTGAACTTGTAAGACGAGCAGGCCAGCGCCGACGCGACTGCCTTCTCGGTATCGGCGCGAGCCCCCGAATCATCGACACGGCTGGCAAGTCCAGCGGCGACCATTTCTTCAGCGGTGTACCAGGTTTCGTCCGCCATCGCCTGCGCCCAGTCCTCGACGGTCCCGCCGGCACGGTCGGCGTACAGCTTCGCGTAACTGGCCGACAGTTTCTCCAGGTGATCGGCGACGCTGCGTAGGTCCTTCGCGGTGCCGTACTGTCCAGAGCGGGCATCATGCACCATGGCCTGTCCGTACTTGGAGACCACGACCTCATCGCTGGCGACCGCGATCACGCTGGCAGCCGACGCGGCCAGCCCGTCGATGTAGGTGGTGGTCTTACCGGGGTGGCGCATGATGGCGTTGGCGATGTTGATGCCGTCGAACGCGTTGCCGCCCGGCGAGTTGACCCGCACGGTCAGTTCGGTCTCCGGATCAAGCGCTGAGATTTCGACGACCAGCGCTTCGGCGTTGACGCCGAACCACGAGTCGATTTCGTCGTAGATGTGCAGCGTGGCCGTCGGCTTATCCTCAGCCGATGCGGCTTTCGCGACGGTGAACTTGTACCACTCACGGTTTTCACGGGCCATCAGAACAGCCGTCCTTTCGCGAACGCGAGCGCCTGTGCTTCGGTGTCCTCGGCGCTCTGGGCGGTGTCGGTCCCTACCGGGGACGGGAGTGCTGGCGCGTCAGGTTCTTTCGGGGGCGCGGCGTCCGGGTCGTTCACATCGGGTTTGGCCGGCAGGTCCAGCGATTGGCGCAAGGCGCGTTCGATCCGCAGATCCGGCGCCAATAGCCCAGCCTCGACGAACATCTTCAGCGCCGCGGCGGTCGCGTCCTGCTGCGATCCGATCTTGTCGAACACCAGCCGCGGGGTGCGGGCCTCGACGCCGAAGTTGATATCGACCAGATCCTCGATGATGTGCGCCTGCCCGATGTCGCGATACGACTTGGCGGCAGCATTCTCGGCCTGCACGAACGGTCGTTCCTGCACCGCGGCCAGAGCGAAGCTGCCGCCGGTGTCCAGGTTCATGTAATGCGCCAGCCCGGCCAGCGCAATGGCCTTGTCGTGGTACACGATTGCCGCCCGGATGTCGGGCAGGTTGCCCTGCACGCCCAGCAGCGCCAGCGACTGTCCCTGGGCCAGTCCGACACCGGATCCCATGCCGCCCTGAAACTCCGAGGCAACCTTCTGCATCGCCTTAACCTCGGCGTCGTCGTTCGACTTGGATGCGGTACCGACCGGCACACCCATACCGTTGCGGCGCGCGGCCACAACCTCGATGCGCAGCAGCTCGTTTTTCAGCAACCAATGCTTGTAGCTCGATCGCAGAATCGAACGGCCCTGCCAGTAGCCCGGTCGCTTGTTGCGCGTGTACACCACAAGCCGATTGATCGGAATATCCAGCGGCGTCGGCCCATACATGGTGCGCCCCGAAGACGCCGGCGCCAGCTGCGTGATCGAATCCAGGCCGCCATCCATCGCGACGTTGAACTTCTGAATCGTCCACTGCGGGCGCGGCCCCAGCTTGCGCAGCACGAACCGCCCGTCCGCCTCTCGCCGATACACCTGCTCGAATACGGCGTGCCCGAACTGCGCTGTCGGCGAGGCGACCTCGCGCAGATGGTCAATCCACGAAAACCGGCCCCGCGAGCGGCCGGGGTCGTCGACCTCATCGAACCCGACAACCGGAAGATTCATGTTCCGCGAAATGAACTGCACAACCTCGGCGTCAGCGCCGTTCGGGTCGATACGCCAACCGGTTTCGACGATCGGCAAGCTGATCGCCTCCAGCAGCGAGGACACACGCGAGTCGTTGTTGTCCATCTCCAGGAACACCGCCACCGACGCCGGGTGCTGCAGATCCGGAACCTTTTCGTACGGATCCCAATTGACCCAGCCGTCGACGAACGGGGTCACGTAGCCCGATTCGCCGACCGGCATAGCCGTCTTGACCCGCTTGGTCACCGGCCTCCCTCAAATCCGAACATGCTGCGACACAACGCCGCACCTGCGGATTTAGAATGCGGCTCCCAGGACGTCCAGGTGGCTACTTGTTGTTTCGGGATTTCCGGCGCCCATCGAGGGCAGCGCGGCCGGCGAGTCTTCCTCAGCGAATTCCAGAACACCCCAGTGCGCCATCGTTGCGGCTATGACCTGCGCAATTGATCCTTCGCGGTCGTCCCAAACCTTGTCTCCCCGAGGCAGTTCGCGGGTCATAGCGACCTCCAACCCTTCGGTCAGAATCGGCTGGTTGGTGTGGCCCAGGTCACCGGACATTGCGGCGTCTACGAACCCCTGGAACGCCACCGCGATCTGTCCCGTCGTCGTCAACGTGACATCGACGTCCAGCTTTTTCAGATACGGCGCCAGCGGTTTCGCCGGGTCGTGATCGTCAATCACGATCGTGGCCGGATCCCACAGCTCGACCAGCCGCACCACATACGCGGCGACCTGCCCGATCGTGGCTTTCTGGTAGTAGCCGATTTCGATCTGCACCCGGCCTTCGATCGTGCGCTGCCCCACCGCGATAGCCCACCGTGCCAGATCACGTGTACGGGACACCGCCAAAACCTTCTGCCCGACAAGTTCGGGCGCATAGTCGGTCAACGGCTCCCACACCTCCTTGATTGGGATGACCGGGTCAATGAAGCGCGCGTCCGCCGGCCACTCGCCCCACCCGAGAAAGTCGGCTTCCCACAGAGCGACCTTCGATGCCTCGCGACTCTCGACCGCTGTCTTGTAAAACCGTTCGATATCGCGCTCTTTCGAAATCACCCCGTATGACGGTTCAGCCAGACGCCAGTTCTCGCGGTCCTCACGCGCAGCTTTGCGCTCGACTGCATCCTTGGGCGGGTCCGGTGCTGCGAACTCGATGAACAACAGATCTGTGTCTTTGTTCAGCCCGCGGCGCCTCATGCCCGCGAACACGTGGCAGTTCGGGTGCTCGGATTCCACGGGCGCCGTGGACGTGTAGATGGTTTGGGAGTTGGCCGACGCGACCTGTGCACCCTGCAGCGCCGAAACTTCGTCCTGTGTCAGGTTGTACGCCTCATCGAAAATCGCCAGGTCAATCCGATCAAGACCACGGCCCTTGTCGCCAGATCGAACGCCGAACTGCACCGTGACTTCGGTGCCCAGTTTCGACCGGACAACGATTTCGCCGAAGCCCTGTTTTCCGCCGGTCATCGAGACCACACGGTTTTTCAGCGACGGCCGCGAATTGATGATCGCCTTGACGCGTTTGAATACCGCATCAGAGGTGTTACCGCGCTGCGCGGTGTAGGCGATGTTCTCGCCGAGGATGAACAGCCCGAACAGGATGCGCAGCACCAGAATCAGGGTCTTGCCCTGCTGGCGGGTGCAGACCAGCACCACGTCCGGATGCGTCCATAGATAGTCCGGGCGGCGACTCAAGATCTTGCGCATCGTGCGCCATTGCCACGGCAGCGACCGCTGTTTGGTGATGCGGTGCCCGAACCGCGCGCAACGGTCACCGTCGGTTTCATCACCGGCGAACGAATGCTCGTGCTTGGGTTCCTGCCGCCCGGTCAATCGCGGCCACTCACCGACCCATGGCGGCGTGTCCTGTTTGTTCGGCGGTGCACCGGCTTTCGGTCGCCGCGCGGTCGCGCGTTTGGCCGGCGACCTAGATGTCGTCGAGGTCGTCGTCTTCCGCGCCGCCGCCACCATTCGGTCCCATCGATCCCGCGCGCTGTTTGTGAATCTCAGCGAGCAAATGCCGTAACAACGTGGTCTGTTGTCTCTCTTCGGCAATCGTGGAGTCGATCTTCGCTTCGACAATCACGGTCACCGGGTTCTTGCCATTGTCGTCAGCAGCCGCGACGATGCCGCGCAGATCCAAACGCACCCACGACGATTCGACACCCGAATTGATACCGGCCAACATCTCCAGCCGATCAGCCACGCGCGCGGCCTGCCGGATCAGCGCGGTCAAACCCGGCCCATCCTCCTTACCTTCCAGCTGCGCCCGCAGCCGCTCCCCCGCACCCGGCTCGGCGCCAGCCGGGGCCCGCCCGGTGCCCGTGGCCGTCCGTTTGGTCCCCGCCGCTGTCCGCTTCCTAGCCTTCACCGGCCCCAGGTCAGCCGCCGATTCACCGCCACCGGCGGCACTTACGGGCCGCTTAGCTGTCCGTCCCGATGTCCGCTTGGCCGTCACCACGCCATACCCCCGAAATTTTCAGAGCCGCCCAAAAAAAATTCCTGACTACCTCCGGAGTCAGGCGGCGGGGGGTTGCTAGGAAAATCGGGGGTGGCGTCGGGGCAGGTCAGGGCTGTTTCCTGGTTACCCTCGTCGGGTCTTTGACCTGCGGATATGTCGTGTAGCAAACGGTTAGGTGCGGCTGTGGTCGGGTGGCATGACGCCTTCGCATCCGCTGCGGATTTGGCAGTTGCGTCGGAGTTTGGGTGCGTAGGTGGTGGCGCCGCAGTGGCATGTCCAGGTGTAGTGCCTGGTGCCGCAATCACAGAGGTCGGTGCTGTGTTTCCAGCCGGGTTCTTCGATGCTGTGCCAGTTGGGGCAGTAGAGGGGTGCGACGACGGCCCAGCCTGTCGGGGTTTCGACGAGGTCGCCGACGCAGGCGTTGGGGAATCGGTCGCGTGGCGGGCGTGCCATGGACTAGTTCTACTCAGATGGTGTGACATGGCGGCCGGCTCTACTCGGGGCACACGAGAGGATCAGAGGCGATGAGCTGGGCGTATGTGGTATCTCCGCAGGTCGTGTGGTCGAGGGGTTTGCTTGTGTCGGTCATGGTCATTGGCCTAGTGCTTGGGTGATGAGTTGGTCGACGTGGTTGGCGATGGTGCGTTTCCAGAGGTTGGCGTAGATGAGTGCGTGTCGCCACCAGTGGTTGGGTCCGGGTAGGTGGTGGCGGGACCATGCGTTCATGTAGCGCACGAATTCGAGTCGTTCGCGGTCGTCCATGTCGGATAGTCCGAGTGTCGCGAACAGCTGGTCGGGTGTCATGTCGCGGGGGTCGAGTGGGGTTGTTCCGCCGCAGGCGGCGAATTCAGAATCGGGTTTTTCAGACATGGCCGCACCAGCACATGTCGTCGTGCGGGGCGTGCTGGCAGCCCTCGCATGGGGCGGGCACGGTCGCGGCGAGTCCTTCGGCTAGCGCCCATGCTAGGGCCGCGAACAGTATTCCTGCTGTGTGCCAGCCGATTCCGTTCTCGATGGTGGCGATGAGCGCTGCTGTTTCGATGATCACTGATACACAGACTGCGAGGTAGGCGAGCGCGCGTTGGGCTCGTACACCGAGGGTGACACCTCGGTGATATCGCGGGATCATCTCAACCCCAGAGCTTGTCGTGCGATATTGGCTTCGACTGTGGCCTTGTCGCACTGCGTCAACAGGATGTCGATAGGCCGGTTGGGCGGGTCGTTGTCGCGCATGTACTGCTCCCATGCGAGGCGACGTAACGCGGCCTGGTGGTGCTGCTGTGCTGCGGCTAGCGCTTCGTCGAGGTCGTCGCCTCGGTACAGGTGGCAGGTGGTGGCGGGGATGCTCTGTTCTTCTCGCCAATAGACGGTGTGCCATCGGTGGGGGTTCTCGAATGCGTCGCCGAAGTAGGCAGCGTAGTTTCCGTGGCTGACTTTGGCGGTCAGATGGTATCCGCCTGCCTGTTCGTCCCATTCGAGTCGGTCAGGGCCAGTTGAAGATTCGGGTTCCGAGTGCGGGGTCTGTGTCGGGCGGGTTGGTGAGGGCTGGTCGTTGGTCGTCACGGTGGCCTCCTTGGCGTTGTTTGTTGCAGGTGCCGTGTAAGAGTCGGTCGGCGCGGCTGGTGGTGGATTGAGCGCGGCTGGTGCTGTGGTCGGCGGCGAGGCTGCCGCTGCTGGTGTCGGGTTTTCCGTCGCGGCGTGTGGCTTTGGGGCTGTGGTCCCAATTGCGGGTTCGGTCGCGGTACATGGGTTTTCCGCACCACCAGCAAGGTTGTCCGTCGATGTGGCGCGCGAGTAGCCGGTCGCGTTGCTGTTGGTGGTCGTGGCCTAACCGTTTCTGCGTGGTCGTTCTCGGGGTGCGGTTCGGCATGTCAGCGCCAGCGTAGTAGTCGTCGCCACCATGGCCGGGGCCGCGTCGGCTGCCCGTCAATCTCAATCAGATCCAGCCTGTTATGCCCCTTGGAATGCGCAGGCAGGTACGGGTTCCGCGCGTGATATAGGACCGGGTCTTGGCCCGCGTGCTGGGTTACGCGGTCTACGTGCGCGGCGTGTTCTTTGCGGGCGGCATTCTCGTCGTCACCTGTGAACCGGTCCCCACATTCGCAACCGACGGTAAACCCCAGCCAGTCCCAGTCGAGAGTCCAGAGGATGTCATGGCCGGTTCGGACACGCACGGGCCCAGCCCATTTGAGGAACTTGCCGTCTGATGCTACGGGTGTGAATGTGGCTGAGCCGCTGATGCGTCCGCCTTCGAAGGTGCCGGCGTCGACGGTGACATACGCCTCGCACGTAGCGTTATCGATTTGCGTGCGGTGTTTCTGGCAGTAGCTCATGACCGGTCCTGGTCGTCGTCTTGGTCGTCGTCGGCGGCGAGGTGTTGCGGTTTGGGGCTGCTCTCCCAAGCGTCGTCGGGGCGTGCGTGCCGGCCGTGTTCGGGTTGGGGTTCACGCTGCACGGTGAATGCGTATCCGCCTCCGCGTACCGGAATCACCTGCACTTGTTCCGGTTTCACGCCATGTTGTGCCGCGATTTGGTCAACCTGATCCACTAGGTCGCCCATTTGGTGTTCGCGTTCGACTGGCGCGCGCATGTCCTCACCGACTACGACCGTGATGTCGCTGACCATGTCGTCGTGGTTCTCGATGGTTCCGGCTGGCGCCGGTGGGAACCGATCACCAAGCGTGTAGTCCACACCGATCGTCTTAGGTGGGCCGTCTGGTGGTGTGATCTGGGCTTTGGTGAGTTTGACGCGGGTGCCTTCGCCGAGCGCGCCGCGTAGTTGGCGTAGCACTTCCAGTAGGTACGGGAGTTGCGTGTCGTCGGCTTTCACGATGAAGCCGGCGCCGAGTTTTGCGCCGTTCGTGGGCGCTGGCAGAGCCAGGGCTACTTGATAGAAGTCGCCTGGCCGGGTGAAGAATTCGTGTGCCTGGTCGGCGGGTGAGCGCGGGTCGCTGTCCAGTGTCGGTGTCGGTTCGGGCACGGGCTGTTCGGTGAGGGTTTGGACGGCGTCATAGAGGTTCTTCACGGCTTTGTGTGCTTTGGCGACGGGGCAGAGTTCGTCGCGGCGTTTGATGTCGCGTTCTAGTCGCTGTTTGGCGCGTTCGAATCTCGCGCGGCTGCGGTAGACGCGCTGTTGCGCTTGGGCGAGCCGTTCGTCGATCGCGCTGTTGTGGGACTGCTCAGCGGCTGCTGCGGCGACGGCGTCTAGGTCGTCGCGGACCGCGACAGCGCGCCGGTACAGGTCACGCGCATGTTCATAATCGGCCTTGCGGCGTTCGACCTCGTGTTGCGCGGCCGCGGCGTTCTCCTCGATGGTGGTCATGGTGGCGGTGTCTCCTTTGGTGTTGTGGTGGTTTGGTTCTGGTGGGCGCAGCTGTGGCCTCACCCGACCGATAAACGGGGTCATGGGCCGCGCTTGCCGAGCGAAACACCGCTTTGGTTCCCGGTTTGACGCCCACCAGATGTCGGTGACGGTAACGGGGTTGGGGCGGTGATGTCGGGCAGCACGTTTATGTCCCAGCGGAAGGCTCTAGCCGCTTCCAGGGCGGAACATCTTGGTAGGCCACAAAGAACTCGACTTCCGGGTCATCGCGGTTGCATTGGGTGACGTACTCTTCGATCGAGCTGAGGTCTGAGCATTCATCGCCGACAGTGACGGTCTCGCCATGTTGGTTTTGGTATGCGGGCGCGTAGTACCGGGTGGTTTCGTTCATTTCTCTGGTGCTCCTAACGTGATTCGGGTGAGTCGTTTTCCGGGTGCGGGTTCGGGTTCTGTTGCGCCGCCGAGTGCTTCGTCGACTGCCAACCTGCCTATGAGGCGCGTGCAGAGTTCGGCGGCGTTGCCGAGACCGTGACGGTTCAGGATTTTCGCGGCTTCCTGCAGTGTGGAGATATCGCTCATAGGTTGATCGCTTTCGGGTCGGCTTCGAATCCGGGACAGTCGCACCGCCACGGCCAGTCGACGTCCTGCTGGAGGCACTTCGGGTTGGCTTGGATGTCGTGGTCGCTTCTGCGGTGTCCGCATACGCATATCGGGTTGTCGGTCATCGGGGTTTCCCGGTTTCGGGGTTGATGCCGTTGGCGTTCAGCGTCTGCTCATCGGTTGGTGTGGACAACCTCATGTGCTCGACCAGCGGGACGCAGTCGATGCTCCAGCCGCCGAAGTCCTGGTGTGCGTTTACCGCGACCCACAACACTTCGTCGGTGCGCATGATTTTCAGGATCAGCTTGCCGACGTTGCGGGCCAACGGTTCCATGTCAGGTCCGCCGGCCAACTCGATGCCGGGCATGGTGATTTCGGATCGGTCGAGGCTGCCGCGGGTACGGACGCGTAGCGGGATGGCGGGACGCCGGAATACGTCGGGGATGAGTGCTCCCCCAACTTCGTTGAGCGCGTCGGACATGTACCGCACCAGCACGTTCCGTAGGTGCTGCTCAGTTTGTGTCATCGCGCCTAGTCCAATCCGGTCTCAGGGCGCGAATTACGGCAAATTTCCGCGAGTGCCTCGAATTGCTGGGCCAGTCGTTCCCGACGTTCTGCCGACTTGGGCAGCCAGAAGGTGATGGCGCTCCGGTCATCGTCTTCTGGCGGATGGTGCAGCCTGTGTGAGCTATGGAGGAACAGCCGAGCAGCGCTGTAGGTGGTGCCGGTGTTCGAGAGCTGTTCGACTAGCTCATATGTCGGCTCATCGAGTGAGTCGTCATCATCGCCTAGTAGTAGTTCCTGGCTGTAGACGTTGATTCGCATGGTGGTGGTGTTCTCCTATTCGATGGGGGCGCCGGCGTCGCGGAGGATGTCGGCGGCGGCTTCGACGGCGTCCCAGGCTGTTCGGGCGCCGCCGTGCCGGTCGGGGTGGGTGTTGGCGCGCGCTTTCCGGTAGGTGCTCCGCGCGGTCTCGGGGTCGTGCAGGATGCGGTGTGCCCAATCGGAGACGCTGTCGTCGTTGCCTTGCGCGGCTTTCGCGAGATGGACGGCGGCACCTGCCGGGGTCTGAGCGATCGGCGTGGCCTTGGCTTCTATGGCCTGCCATCCGCGGTACTGCTGGCCGGTTTGGGTGATTCCGTAGCGTTCGACCTTGCGTAGGGCCTCCAGGCCGAGTGCGATGGCGCGCAGGTTGTCTTGCCAGCGGGTGAACGTGTCACACGGGTACGACAGCGGTCCGTGGCGGGATTCGATGTTCAGGATGACGCCGGGGTGCTGTGCTGTGGCGTTGGCGCGCGGCATGCCGTCAGTGATTCGGAAGTCTTGCTCGCGCATCGCGATTTGCAGTACCGCGGCGGCATACTGCTGGTCTTTCCCGAGGTACCAGAGTTCGCGTTCGAGCCGGGTGAGGGTGTCGCTCCACTGCGCCGAGAAGTTCGAGCGGCGGCGGTCGCGGGTGAGGCTGTGGGGCCATGTTTCGATGGGTCGAAGTGTCATGTTGGGTGGGTAGTCGGGCATTTCGGTTGAGTCCTTCGGTTGGTCGAGTTGTTGTTGTGGTGGTTCAGAATTCGTCGCGTTTACGTCCGCGTTCGCGGCCGGTTTGTCCTCCCCAGATGCCGTGGTAGTCGCCGATCTGGTCGGCGTAGTCGCCGCATTCGGCGCGGACTGGGCAGTGCCCGCACACGCGTTTCGCTTCGGCTATGACCAGGCGTCGCGCCAGTTCCGATTTCGATCGTTTGATCGTGGCTTCGGACCGTGCGGGCGGCGGGAAGAAAATGTCTGGCCGTGGGTGCCCGCGGCACGCGGCGCGTAGTTTCCACGTTTCGTCCAGTTCGCCGCCGATTTCGGCGAGCCGGCGTTCGATCCGGCCCTTGTTCGGGAAGATCGCGCCGCCGGACATTTACGAGGCCAGCCATTCGGTTTCCCAGTCGACGAGGGCAATGTTTTCGACGTGGCGGCGTCGGGTGTCGACGGGTAGGCGCCAGCCGAGGTCCAGGGCGCCCATGTGCGCGAGGCCGAGTGCGTCGGCTTGGTCGTGGTTCTTGATGCGGTGTTGGTCGTCGAACCATGTGGCTTGAGACTCGGCGAGCACCAGCTTTTTGTGTTCGCCGGGTTTCATGCCGTTGGGGGCGCGGCCGGTGATGAATTTGCCTCGGGTGGTGGGGTTTACGACGGTGATGGGTATTCGTTTCGCATCGAGGATTGAGAACAGCGCCCACCAGAGGCCGTCGCGGTCGAACTTGCTGGGCAGGTTCGATGCCCATGCGGGGCCTTCGATGACGGCGCGGGCGATGGGTGTTGCGGTGTGGACTTCACCGATGATGGCGGCGATTTCGCGTGCTTCTGCGATGATGCGTCGGCTGCGCCGCCACCACGGAACACCTTCGCGTAGCGAGTATCCGACGTGGGTGATCACGCCCGGACGGGCGACGCTGTCGGGGTTTTCGCGGACGATCGCGGCGATTCCAGCGCGCGCGAGTGATGGGTCTAGGCCGAGTACGGCTTCGGGGCCGGTCATAGCTTAATCTCCTTGCGTGGCATGGCCAGTCGCTTGACAGCGACGGCGAACAGGAACCCGACATCCTCCTGTGGTTGAGCTTCGGCGCCGATGGCGATCACACCGATTGGGCATAGCGGGTCACCGTCGTGTTCGGCCAGGTGCGCTTGAAATTCGGCGATGAACTGGTCGAGCACCTTGTCGGCTGCGGCGATCAGCTGGTCGGCTACAGCGGTCAGGACGGGCGGTATGTGGCTCATGCGTGGGGATCCTGAATGATCCGCAGAGCGCCGGCGCGGCGGCGCGGGGCCGGTGCCACCATGGGTGCACGCAGCGCGGGGTGTTGGCCGAAAGCCGTGTGTTCCAGCCGGTTTACGCGGGCCAATAGCTCATCGACGCTGGCAAGGCTGCGTGCGACGGTCATCGCGGCGGACTGGTTTCGGGTGGTGAATATCTCGGCTCCGCGCGGCGATTTCACCACGAAACGCGTGTGATCAGCCAGGTAGGCTTCGACCACGGTCGGTACCCGCGCCGACCATTGGTCGGGGTCCGGTTTGGGTTTGACGCGGACTTCCCATCGTCCGGTGCCGTTAGGGGCTTGGGCGGGTGTGGTGGTTTTCATGCGGTGTTCTCCAATCGGGGGTGGGTGCAGCGGATGAGCGGGGACTCGGGGTCTTCCGGGTCGGAGTAGCGCAGTCCGTTTGGGTCGCAGTCGGGGCATGCGCGGATCGCGGCGAGGTTGGCTGCGTGTTGGTCGGCGGCAGCTTGGAGCTGTTGGGCGTCCCAGGTGTTTGCGTTGCGCCGCGCGTTAGCGCAGGCGCCGCAGGGCTGTTCGGTTCCGCCGGGGTGTTGGGGGCAGTGCTCGGCCGGGCGGCTTCCTACCGGACTATCCCCACTAGAAGTAACTACTAAGGGGTGGGGTGGGGTGGGACCACGGGACTCCCCAGGGGACACGTTTTCGCCGGGTTCTGCGGTGTCCCCGTCGTTGTCCCCTGGGGACATTTGGTCATCTATGCCGGTCACAAAGTTTCGGCCGCGCCGTCTTTGGTTCCGTTTCTTCTCGGCTTCGCGTTTGCGGTTGGCCTCGTTTTCTGCCTTAGTTCGCTGCCATTTTGCCCAATTTCTGACCAAAATTCCGTCACTTTCTGGGCAGCACAGCGGGGCATCGAGGGGGCCGGGCGCCACCATGGTCGCCACCACAGACCGCGGCACCAGAAGCGATTTCAGCTTCGAGTGCGGGATGAACCCGTCGAGTTCTTCCTTTGCTGACCACGACCCGCCGAGAACCCACGCGCCGGCGACCGCGATCCGCATTGGGACACGGACAGGGGTCGTGGGCAGGTTCATGATTGGCTTCGAATCGCTGAACCCGTCATCGACGTAGAACCACGCCACTACTCGGACACCTCCCAGTTCATGCCGTGCCCTGTGTTTCCGCATGACGGGTGGCGAGTGCCGTCGTTGTGCTCGGCAGTCCCGCCTGCGGCTGTTAGGCACCACGCGCACACGGCCTTGGCGGGGGCCAGGAACTCGGCGAGCTTGGCGTCGTATTCGTCGATGAGTCGTCGTACTTCCTTCGCGCTGTTGTAACCCCTACCGAGCTGCCGGATAGCCGATTCGATGCCGCCAAGGGCCAACGCGGCCTTGCCGATACGTCCCAGCAGCTCCGGGTCGACCGTGCGGTCAGGCGACCAGACGTTGTCGCTCCAATCGATTGGGGCGCCGATGGCGTCCTCGATGAGCTTGAGGCGTTTCGTGGCCTCCCCCGTTTCCGGCATGGCCTTCACGCGCCGATCAACCGCCGCGGCCAAGTCTTTCTCGTATTGGTTGTGCCGGGCCCGATCTCGGGATTCGACGGCGTCGGCTACGTCGCTGGCGCGCAAGGTGTCTATGCGGGCCATGACGGAACGTACGGCGTCCCATGACGGGGTGTGGTCGGGCTTGACGGCTGCGGGCGTGTGAACGGCCATGCGGGTGCGGCTTGGGCCCGGTGACATCAGTCCCCAACCAGCCGGCAGCTCGCCGGGCTTCACGATGGCCGGGTCGTTGACGACGAGATACCAGGCGTGGCATTGGTCCCACTGATCGGCCTTGCCGGGCTTGTTGAGTTCGTTCAGCCAGTCGGCGCGGCTGATTTTCAGTTCGTGCCCGACCAGGATTCGGCCGCTGCTGCTGGTGAACCCGACATAGATGGCGTCGGCTCGCGCGCTCGCGCCCCAGGATCCGTTACCGCCAACCTCCGGTACGAACACACCACCTGGCAGGTCCAGGCCGGGTTTGATGTAGTGGCGCCGCAGCAACGCCAGCAGCTCGGTTGTGGTGGTGACGTTAGGCATTCGGCTTCGCCTCGGTTTCGATCAGGCGCCCGATGTACATCGCGGGGCCTTCGCCGTCCCCGAAGTGAGCCGGCAGCAGCTCCCAGCGGAACACCCCGTTGCTCGCCGCGGCGTTCAGTTGCAGGCCATCGTTATCGCGAGTGATCGTCATCCACACGCCCCGCCAATCCATCCCGCCAGCAGATTCGGTCTGAGCCGCGGTTTCACAGGTGATGAAGGTCGCGGCCGGAATGTTCCGCAGTTCGACTGTCCCGTCGTCCAGGTAATGGAATGTCGGGATATCGGGTCTACCGAATTGGGAGGCGAATTCGTCTCCCTCGATACGAATCTCGACGCTTCGAGGTTTACGCATGTCAATCACGCAGCCCTCTCTGTCAGCGCGTCGAGTTTGTCGGGTCGGTATCCGTCCCAGTGGTCCTCACCGGCCGGGGTGGCGACACACACGATCGGCGCTGTACGCATGCCGAGTTCGATCGCGGCCTCGCGTATTGCGTCATCGGAGTCGATCGGGATTGTGGTGTAGGCGATTCCGAGACGGTCAAGGTGCCGCAAGGTCATTCGGCAGGGCTGGCATGATGGGCCCGCTGTGTAGACGGTGACGGTGAGTTCAGGCATGTTCGTTCGCTTTCTTGACGTTGCATTTGTGGCCGGTGGATGGAATCGGTTCCCAGCAGCCGTCGACCTTGCAGATCGGCGAGCACGACAGATGACGGTCACCCTGGCCGCAGGTGACGGGCTCGCCGCACACCTTGCAGCGAGGGAACCGACGCCGCCTGTAACTCATGGCTGGGCTTCGATGTACGCGATGACTGCCAGGATCGCGGCGGCGAGCTGGAGCGCCCTATCTGTGCTGCGGAATGTGATTGGGCTGCCGGAAAACTCACTGATCACTACGTCATCCCCTGCTGCTGTCACGAATCCCCCGACACCCACGGCGAACCCGCCCAGCCTGTTTTGAACCGGCTTGGGCAGCTCGACGACGGCGTAGCCGCGTGATTCCAGTAGCTTCGCCGCCGCATAGAGCGGGTCTTGGCCGGGGCGGGTGACTTCGGGTGCTTCACCTAACGGTTCTGTGCCGTCATCTGTTTGGTTCACGGGTGTGCCTTTCATGAGCCGCTGGCCTCGCCGGTTCCGGGCCAGAGTGTCGGGTAGATGGCTGCGGTTTCGGCCCAGCAGTCGCGGCATTCGCGGGCGATGAACCGGGCGCGGAAGTCCTTGCCGCAGCGCTGGCATTGGAATGTGAACCACGGCCGCTGTTCCAGACTCGGCTTCGGTGCGTGCGTACGGTCGTAGCGCGGATTCGGAAGGGATGTCACGCGCCAGCCTCGTCGACTAGTGCCGCGTTCTGTAGCCGGGTGCGCAGCGACAGGTCTAGGTAGTCGCGATTGAGTTCGATGCCGATGTACTTGCGGCCGAGGTGCTGTGCCACCATTCCGGTTGTGCCCGAGCCACTGAACGGGTCGAGCACGGTGCCACCGGGTTTGCATCCGGCGGCGATGCAGCGCTGCGCGAGCTTGGGCGCCATGGCGGCGAAATGGGCGTCCGGGAACGGTTGGGTCGGGATCGTCCACACGTCGCCGGGGTTGCGGCCGCGCTCGTGGAACGCCCCGTTTCGCTGTCCGGTTGGGCCGAAATTCGTCTGCGGCGAGTTTCCTGGTGGGGTCGCTTCGGGACGGCCAGCGCGGCCTGGACGATGCTGCGGCTTCTGACCGGGCACGCCCTGCTCGTCGCGGTCCCATGTCAGCGCGGATGCACGGGTCGTGACGTACTGCTCCCTGACTGCGTCGAGGCCGAACCAGTAGCGGCGGGATTTCGTCAGCATGAACACGTGCTCGTGTCTGCTCGAAAAGCGGTCATTGACGCTCTCGGGCATAGGATTCGGCTTGTTCCAGATGTTGTCGTTACGCAGGAACCAACCGTCATCGCGCAGCGCGAATGCGACGCTCCACGGGATGCCTAGCAGGTCTTTGGGTTTGGCCCACGTCTGGCCGGGCCGGTCGACGGCCCGGACCCAGCCTCGTCGGGCCGTCTGTTTCTCGTCAGCCGAATTCGGGCCAGGATTGCCGCGCCCGCTGTAGTAACTATCGCCGAGGTTGACCAAGAGCGTGCCGTCGTCGGCGAGCACCCGGCGCAACTCGGAGAACAGCAGGACCAGATGCCCGACGTAAGCGTTCGGAGTCGGTTCGAGACCCAACGCACACGTCATCGCCGGAATCTTGATCGGCGGCACCCCCGACAGCGGCACATACGACACCTCAGGCCAGCAGCGGGGTGGCACTCCGTAGTCGCGCAGGCCGAAGTAGGGCGGGCTCGTCACGATGCAGTCGGCCGCGCCGTCTGGCAGCTCGCACGCGACGGCCAGCGCATCCCCGTGGTAGAGGGTGACCGATTCGTCTTGGTAGTAGGGGGCGGTCATGTCAGGCTCTCCACGCCCACGGTGATCAGGTCGCGTGAGCTTGGCGGGGTGACGGCGTTGCCGGCCATGCGGACCTGTTCGCGCCGGTTGCCCTTGATCACGTAGTCGGCGGGAAAGTCCATGGCGCGTTTGATTTCGCGTGGCTCCAGCATCCGGAACCGGACGTCGTCGAGATTGAAGGTGGGGCGCTCGGCCGAGATGACCGATTGGTGCCCGGCCGTGGTGATGGTCCGTATCGGTTCGGTGGCTGGGGTGACCATTTGGGCCGGGTTGCCGCGGGCGGTGTTGTTCCGCATGACCAGCGCGTGGTGGTTTCCCGATGCGGTCACGGTCGCCAGCGGGTCGCTGACGGCTCGCGCGTCGCTGCTGCCGCCGCGGAGTTCGGCGATGAACGCCAGGCCGTCGGTCTCCCGTGTGGTGCGGGTGGAGAACGGCTCGCTGGTGGGGGCAGCGTCTTCGCGCCAGGTGCCTCCGCACGGCACCAGTAGCCCGGTTTCACTGCGCGTGGTCATGGTCCGCATGGGTGCCGACATCGGTAGTGCTTGCTTGCCGTCGCGCCCCTCAACTGGGATCGCCAGCGCCTTGGTGGTTTCGTTGGCCGTGACGGTCGACAACGGCTCGTCTAATCCCCGCACGCGGTATTCGTGCCGGCGCTCGACGATGAACGGTGCCCAGTAGCGTTCGATGCCTGCGCGGATGCGGGCCATGGTCTTCTCAGCCAGCGGCTTGTCGCGGTCACCCAGACGCGTCCCGAGTAGCGACCAGTCGATGATGTCCGCTGCGGGACGCACCGCGGGTTCGACTACCTGGTTGCGGCACTTGGTGTTCGGGCACCGGTAGAGGTACTGGGAGCGGTAGCGGCCGACGGTGTTGCCGGGTTTCTTGAACACCTGCATGGCGTTGATGGGCCCGCAGTCCGGGCATACGGCTCGTGGACGCACGATGCGTTCAAGATCGGGTTTGCGGTTGCCGCGCCGCCAGAACACCACATACAGGCGGTCACGAGACTGCGGCGCCCCGAATCCGGCCAGCTGCGCGTGCATCGAGTTCAGCATCACGAGCCGGTGTTCGTAGCCCAGCGATTCCATCGCGGCCAGCCACGCCGGGAACGGTGCCCACGCTGCGGCCTCGACAACGTTCTCCACGAACACCAGTTCGTAGCGGTGGAATTCGGAGAATCTGACGACGTCCCACATGGTGGCGCGGGAGCGTTCTGCGGCTTCGTCGGGCAGGGTGTCGCCAAACAGGTCGGGTTGCGCGTCGATACGTTTGCGGCCTTTGGCCTGTGAATGATTGGTGCACTCTGGGGAGAACCAACCCATCGTGGTTTTCGGGAAATACAGTGGGTGGATCTGCGACAGGTCAGCGCAGTAGTGGTCGGCGTCCGGATGATTGGCGTTGTGCGTCTCAACGGCTAGTTGCCAGTGGTTTGCAGCGGCCCGGACCTCCACGCCGTCAACGTCGATGGCGCCTGTGCTGGAACCGCCTGCACCGCAGAAGAAATCGGTCATCGAGATATGCAGGCTCATTCGCCACCGCCGAGTTTTTCGGCCCACTGCACCGCCACGGCGGCGACCTGCACCAGCTCTGTCCGTAGCTGGTCGGCTGTGCCATGTCCGATGGCGTACAGCGCGGCGGCTTCGATGGCTTCGGCGAACTCTTCGAGAAGGATCCGCGACCACGTCACCAGGCCGGCCGCGGCGTAACGCTGGCACCGGTCGCGGGCTTCGCCGGCGGTCGGAATCTGGTGGGTCAACGCGATATGCGCTGCGAATGCTTCCGCTGTCGCCGCCGAGGTACGTCGTCGAGCTTCGCGGAATGAGGCGACATCGATTCTGTCGATGCCGGGGTGGTTCTGTTCGCCCCATTTGTCTTGCTGCCATTGACGTTCGTACGCAACAAGCTGCAGGATTCGAGCGGTGCTGGTCATCGGCGCGCGCTCCGATTCGGGAAGGGTGTGCGGGCGTGGAATGTGCCGGTGAATGGTTCGCCGCATCCTGCGGCGCCCCAAGCGGTGTGCGGGATGAACCGGTCGACGTCGAGGGTGCTGGTTTCGCCCTGTTCGGTGAAGATGAATCGGCCTCCGGGGCACCAGAACCCCCAGTCGCGGGTTCGGGGTCCGGTGACGACGATGGTCCAGCAGCAGTCTTCGCGTTCCAGCAGCGACATCGGGTCGTTGGACTTAGGCAGCTCGACGCGGTGCCGGGTTTTCGCTGCCCGGTAGGCGATGGACGCCCAGTGCCGTTTGATGCGTCGGCCGTCGGCGCGGTGCTCGTAGTAGTGGCCGGCGAGGACGAATGACCAGAACCACCATGGGTGGTCGTGTAGTGCGCGGTCGTCGTCGGATCGGATGAATTGGTGCAGGTAGATGTTCAGCCGTTTGTTGCGTGGGATCAGGTACCAGCGCAGCAGGTAGGGGTCGTCTTCGCCGCCGATCGCTAGATGGTGTTGGCCTCGGATGAGCTTGCCGAACCACTGGCGCAAGGTCAGGTCTGGTGTTTCGGTCATTGTGGGGTTACCTCGTCGGTGAGGGGTTGGACACTGTCAGGGGGTTCGATGTTGGGGTCGCGGCCACCGAAGTAGCGCAGCCGCAACCCTTCTGGCGCATCTGGGGCCAGCGGTTCGCCTTCGACCATGGTTCGGTCCGTGTCCGGGTCGTACGTGACGGATACGACCCGGACCGGACGGCCTTCGAGGGTTTCGCCGAACTGCTGGCCGATGCTGAAGTCGTCGGTGCGGTCGCCGACGAACTTCGCACACCTCACGTGCCGCTGCCCGGTTCGGCCACGACCAGTGGTTCGGCCGTGGGTTGCGGTGGCAGCTCGTCGGGCAGCGCGGGCGCCGGTAGCGGTGTCAGTGCGAACATTTCGCCGTGTTCACGCGCTAAACCGCTGAGCCATTGCAGGATTTCCGTGTCGACGGCGAGCGTGCCGAACGCCGGTGTCCTGCCGGGGTCGATCGCTTCGGCCAGCACCGGATGCTGTTCGCGCACCGCGGTTCTGCATGCTTCGAACGCTGGCGCCATCTCGGACACGAGCGGCACGTAGCCGAGCATGTAGCCCAACACGTCGTACACCTGTGACAGCAGGCAGAAGATGCGGTCGGGGTTCCCGATGGCGAGGGTGACGACGACACCGATCGGGAACTCGCGCGGCTCGACGCTGGTCACGCGATCCACCAGCCGGGCGAGTCGAGCATCGTGACGGCGCCGATGAACGCCGAGGTCAGCATGAACAGCAGGAAGGCTGCAGCGTTGCCGACGGCTGACTGGTGGCGGCGCCGCATCCGCCGTACCTTGCTGCGGCGCTGCAGTCGGCGAGCACGTTTCGAGTCCCGGTTCCGTAGACGTCGGCGCCGGATATCGTCGACCGGAACGCTGCCCTGGTACACGCTCTTGTGCTGCAGCGCACCGAGGATCGCCAGTTCGTAGGCGTTGGGTTCACGCACGGGCTCGGTGTCGGCATGGTGGTGCGTGACCGGACTGTCGCTCTCGGGTGCGGCGACGTCGTCCTCGGGGGTGGCGTCACTGTCGGCGTTGTGGCAGCGACGTCTGCCGGTCGATCGGTGCTGCCACGCCTTGTCCCTGTGGTTCCATTCAACGGCTAGCCCGCACACGGTGCACGGCGGGAGCGGCGCGCCGTCCTCGTCCTCGATGAGTTCATTCAGCACGTCGGGGCTGATGTCGAGTTCGATGTCATGCAGGTAGTCGCGGATCTTGTCGACGCCGTGCAGCTGTTCGGCTTGGCGGTGCCGCTGGTAGTCGCTCATCCGGGAGGGCTGCCGGACCGCGCGTGCGGCCCGGCGCCGAGCACGGCTCGGATTACCTCTCATGGCTGAACTCCGGGCCCGTCTCGGCGGCTGCGGGTTCGGTGTCACCGGTGGCTTCGGCGGACGGGACCGCGTTGCCGTCAACGACGTCGATCATGGAACCCTGGTTTTCGTCGGGGTTGGCCGGCGCCTTACCGCCGAATTTCCAGGCAGTGACGAGCTTGCAGCGCCGATAGGCGGTTTCGTCGCTGTCGGGGGTTTCCTTATCGACGCCCTTGGACACGACACGCAGCCGCACAACGATGTCGATGTTGTCGCACAGCGCGGGCGGCTCGTCCATGACCAGCAGGACGTTTGGTCCTAGCCGCAGCTCCGCGCCGCCCTCTTCGTTCGGGATGTCGTCGAGGGCGTTCGTGGACTTCAAATCCTTGGGTTTGGTTGTGGCTCCCATGGCGGTGTTATCTCCTTGCGGTGGTGGTGGTTTCCGGCCCGGTCGGGTCGGTGGCGTCCGACGAGTTGTCGGCCGGGTCTAGGTGGGGATCGGTGACGGTCACGATGACGTCGCCGTCTTGGTCAGGCTTGGACACCCAAACCGTCGCGTCAGGTCCGTATCCGGCCTGAATGGCGTTGGCGGCGAACATGTGCACGGCACCGAGCGTCAACCCGCCTTTGGCGGTGAACTTTCCGGTGCGCGACATCAGTTCTGGTCGCTTTCGAGGCCGAGTTCGCCTTGCTCACCACCATCGGTGTCGGTGTTGGCGACGGCGTCGAGTTCGTCGGCTTCCCGTAGCGACCAGGCGTTGACGTACTCGTTGATCTGCTGCTCGAGCCTGCCGGCTTCCTTGAAGCCGTTGAGGGCGTTGACGATGGTGCGTAGTTCCTGGTCGGTCATGTCGGCGCGGTGCTCGAATAGCTCGGTTCGTCCGAGGATTCCGGCGATGACGATGAGCTGTTCGTCGCGGTCGGTGCATTCGGCTTTGTTCAGTGCGGCGAACATCGCCTTGAGCCACTTCTCGCGGGCGTCGGGGCTGAGTTCCCCCGCGGTCTCTGCCGCTTGCGCACTCTGCTGCGCGGCAGCTTCGGCTGCGCGCTCACGGAGTCGACTCGCTCCCTTCGCGCGCTGCGGCGGAGCATGACGTTCCTCGACGACCTCGCCGTCGATCACGGTCGGCTGCGCCGCGTCGGCGAGGATAAGGCCGGCGAACTCATTCGGGTAGGCGCGCCGGCACGCGGCGGCTTCCGCGCATTTGCCAATCTGGTTGCGGGGCATCTTCGCCCACATGCTGTTGGGTTCCTGCCCGACAACCTTGCGTCCCTGGCCGCTGCCCTCGTAGACATTGTTCGTCTGCACGAACTCGTCGAAATGCGCTACCGCAGTGAAGGGCTCACCGTTTCGGATAACGGTGAACTTCGCGGCAACCGGCGGGGTCTTGCCGGGCCAAACCTCTTTCCACTCCCCGTCGTCGCCGCAGTAGAACGGGCCTTCAACGGCCAGCGTGTCTCCGTTGTGGTGCGCGTACTCGCGGACCTTGCGCCGGAACCCGTCGATACCGGTTTGAATCGTGTACTTGGTGACGTATCGTTCAACCTTGCGGCGTCCGCCTTCCCCGTTGTCTAGCCACTCGGTGACCTTGGTGTTGCGGCCGATCATGTAGATCTCTTTGCGGAACGGATCGAGACCGGTGGTTTGGCAGACGTGAAAGAACACGTCCAGATCGCCGTCTGTGGCGTCCTCGATACCGAGCTGCCGCAATGCAGCGCGTTGGGCTTCGCTGAATCGGGCTTGCCCTGTGTGGATCGCGAGTTCCGTTCCGAGCGGCGCGGCCACCGCTATCTCGCCGGCGGTCTGCACGACCGGATCGGGCCAGATCTGGGCGGCGTGTTCATTGGCGATCTTCGTGGTGGTTTCGGTCATGACTGGTTGTCTCCGTTCAGGAATCGGATTTGTTCGGGGGTGACACCTTTGGCCGCATGAAGCGCGACCGAGCCTCTAGATTTCTGGCGGTGCGCGATCTTGACGCCGCCGAATTCGGCGCGCTTGTCGCGTTCCATGCGTTTCATCAGCATGTTTTTCGCGCCCTGATAGTTCTCTTCGGCGCGGTCGAATTCCTGCCTGGCCGTGACGAATTGCAGGGCCTCGGCAGCATCCAGGACCGTGGTCGCGCCGGCATCGATTTCGGGGTTCATCTCGCGGATGCAGCTGTAGGTGTGCACTGTGTTATCGAGGTCCGGTACCTTGTCGGACTTCAGCAGCCCCCAGAACTTCTGCGCTTCGTCGAGGATCCACGCCGCGGTGCTCGCGTCGAACTCGATTTCGTAGATGCGTTCGTTGTAGTACGGGCCCACCACCAGCAGGTGCCCTGGCAGATCCGTCCAGCCGGTGAACAACATTTGCGTCATCACCTGGGCGGCATAGTCTTCCGGGCAATCGCCGGTCAGGTCATCGCCGAACAGTTCCAGATCGTTGAAGTGCCGCGCCGACTTGAACTCGACCACCCGACGCGAGCGTCCCCGCACGCCGCGCCGGTCGACGGTGGCCACGCACGGAAATCCGAACTTGTCGGGGTCGATGTGCACCTGCACTTCGCCTTCGGATAGTCGCCATCCGAGGTTGCGGCGACGCCACCGGTTCGCCGCATACGCTTCGAGGTCGTGGCCAATGTCGAAAACCTCTTTGGGTGGTTCCGGATCGACCAATCCCTGCATGCGATGCCAGAGCCGGTACGCCGACTCGTAGCGGGAAACCCCGAGGATCGCAGCGACTTTCGACGGTGTGATGACCTTCGACCACTGCGCTGACCCCGGTTGCAGGAACTCGGGATCGCGTTTGGTGTAGATACCGGTGATACCGGTGGTGGGATTCGCGGTCATGATGCAATCGCCTCGCTGTCTGTGGGCCGCGCCCACGCATAGGGCTTTCCTGACATTGGGCAGTTGCCGCCCGCCTTGTCGCTGTGCCAGCGCACCGCGCCGGCCACGGTCGAGACGATCGGCTTGCGGCATACCGGGCACAGCAGAGCTGCGCGGCCGTTCATAGGTGCACCACCGGGCCGACTAAATCGGTGACGGCCTGAACTCGCTTGCCGCATCCGCACCTGACGCGCCGATGGACGGCACCGAGTGCCCACGCTTTCGTGGCTTCGAAACACGGACCACAGAGCATCACCTGTATTTCGTCCGGCTCAGCCAGCTTGGACGTGCATGCCAGAGTGTGAATGCGTACCGCCCACTTGGGTGTGCGGTCACAGCCGAGTCCATCACTGCGACGGTGGGATTCGCAGTGTTCGCATTCGCACGCCTGCTGCGGCATAGCGCCCACCAGATCCGCGATATCGACGTCGAGCGCCGGGGCGGTCATGACGCTTTCCGTTTCCGGGCACGGGGCTTACGTCGCGTCGCGTGCGCATGCTCCAACAGCTGCGCGGTCAACCGAAGCTCGAAAACACTCCACGAGAAATGGACATCCTCGCCGTACACATGGTTGACCTCTGCCAGCAGCGCCGCGGCGCGCCACATCTTGTCCGCAGTATCCGGCGGTGGCGGTGGACGCCGAGGCATTCAGACCACCTCGCATGCAGGCGTGGCGTCATCGATGTGCACCCACTTACCCGAAGCGCTGCCCAGGTAGACCTGCCGGCCACACGGGCACTGTTTCGATCGCGCGGCGTGCGCGTTGGGTTGGCGACGGCGGGACGTTCCACCGCCGTCGCCTGATCCGGTCACAGCCCCAGCGCTGTTTCCGGCTGCCTTGAGCGCGTCCCGGATTTCGCCGAGCACGGCCAGCAGTTCAGTTTCGAATGGTGTCAACGGTTTCGACGTGAGCCGGTCGCGCGCTTCCTGCGCGGCGACCTCTGCGGCACGCACATCGGCCGGGTTGGGTCCGAATCCCATTAGCGCTGCCCCTTCCCCACCATCGGCGGTACCGGGCAGCGGCCGAAAATCTCGGCGACAAGGTTGTGTACCTGCATCCGCCATGGCCCTGCGTTCCACACGCCTTGGGCGGTCACGGGTTTGGCGAGCACCTGGTATCCGCATCCGCGTGGGCAGTCCAAGGTTTCCGGCGCCACCTCACGCGGGCACTCGGCAATGGCGGTGCTCATCAGGCGACCCGAGTGGGTGCGGGCGCGGGGACGGCGGGTGTGTGGTCCGGGGTTTGGCTGTTCGCCGAGTCCACGAACCGGTTCCACAACGCGACATGGCGCGGGCAGAACGCTTCGATCGAGAGCTTGATGACACGGCCCGCCGCCTCATAGGTGAGGCCGTCGTTATGGATCAGCTGCCCGACGACCGCGATCCCGCCGAATGTCGGGGTGCTGTCCAGCAGCGCGCACACGGTCGGCGCGGTCTTGCCGGTGTAGTCGATGACCGGATCGGCGTGCGCGGGCGCTGGGCTGGCCAGCGCGGCCACCGTGGCGCCGACACCAGCGGCAATCAGTAGACGGGTAGGACGAGCAGAACTACGGTGTTGCATGCCGACTCCTCGTAGAGTTGGTGGTAGGGACGCTGGCGGTGGCTTTCTTGGCGGTTAGGCACCGCCAGCGTTTTCAGGTGGGGCAGTTGTCTTAAGACGCGAATCGGCGCTGTGTTGTCGCCGTCGCACTCAGCAGAGGTCCGACAGACGCGATCGTGGAAGGCCGCGCGTCACGACGGCACTTCTCCAGGGCATCGGCGATGTCCGCATCGGACATCCGCCACTTCCGGCCGACCTTGTACCCGGAGAACCGCCCGGACCTCAGCTGTTGGGCGAGCCATTCCGGCGAATTTCCGAAATGCTTCGCCGCCTCTTCTAAGGGGTAGGTGGTGGCACTCATGGACGCGCCGCCAGACCTGCGACAGCAAGTTGCTTGCCGGGGTTCTCCGCGTTTCGGCGGGCTGCTGTGGGCTCGACGATGAGGTCGGAAACCCTGACATTGAAGGTGTCCGCCATGCGCGTAAGAACGCTCATGGTGGCGGTGCCACCCCAGTCTTCGTCGAACGTCTGATAGACGGTGGTACGGCCGAGGCCGATAATGTCGGCCATATGAGAGCGGTCGCGAATCTTGTTGCGGTTCACAATCTTTAGGATGCGCGAGGTATTCCAGTGAAGTCGGGTTGGCCTATTGGGCATGCCTACAGACGCTAGCACCGGATTCCGTAAAACGAAAGACTAGTTCGTCTTTACGTATTGGTTTTCTGTTCACGAATGAAGGTTCCGCAGGTCAGACGGTTTGACGGTTTCGCGAACCCGGATTACGCTTTCGGCATGTCGCGAACGGACCGGCGAGGGCGAGGCTTGAAACAGTTCCTTCAAGCCGAGATATTGGGTCGGGACCTCACCGCCGAAGAACTACGCACAGCCTGCGGACTATCTGTGGCGCGCTACTACGGGGACCGCAGCCGAGGGCGGTCTGGACGGGCCGAAGCCGAGGATTTCCCCAACACCGAGGAACTAAGGCTCATCTCCGACCACTACGAGCTAGGCGATGACGGCTATCTGAACTTGCTAGTCGAATTCGGATGGCTTGAGCCCCGCGCCGACGCACCCGGATACAGTCGCCCACCTGTCGTAACCGAGACGAAAAAGGCTGTTCAGAAGCGCAAACGACTCCGCGACTCGAAGGTCAACCCCGACGCGTCCCCCCTGCACTGATCGGTTCGCCGACCCAGTTTTTCCACGCAACAGCGGACATCGCCGCATACCCACCACCACAAGCACACGCCAGCACCCAAACCACAAAGCTCGCCGTGAACGTGTCTTGCGTTGTCGCCGGCAGTGCCGCCGTCACGATCCGTACCGTGCACGCCAAGATCCCGGCAGCGGACGCCGCCATATAAACAGTGGCGACCCTGCGTGATTCCGGATCGCGCCGCAACGGAATCAACGCCTGCCAACCGTAGGCAAGTAGGTACGCCAGCATGCCGCACAGAATCCACCAATAGACCGTCAGCCAAACATCGGTCGGGATCCGGAAGAAATCAGGGCGGTAGGCGTCGGCAGCGACGCTGGCCGTGAATGCGACGAACAGCGCTGGAATGCACAGAGTGGCAGGAACTTCCACCTCGGACTTGAATCTCGCCTTCGCATCGTCATCGAGCCGACCCACTGCGTTGTAGACGATGGATGACGCGGCAACCACATAGCAGTCGTGCCCAATCCAGTCTTCGAGGTTCCGTTGGCCTGTCAGGTCGTACAGCCATTCGCCGACACTGTGCGTCGCATAGGGAGACATCAAGAACAACGCAGCACCTTGGAGCGCGATGTTCAGGGTGGCCGCCACCTCTAATCTGCAGGTCCAGGTGACGCGCCGGATCCATAGTGACCATGCGACGGTGACCAGCGTGAACAGGATGAGGGTAGAGAGCATCGCCAAGCCTCCGCTAAGAGTGTCAGTACGCGGGATGTTTGATTCGGTGAGCGGCCGGCGCTAAAGCGCCAGTGCCGTAACGTCTTTAAGCCTCCCTCGGCGGGATATTTCACCCGCGTCTACGATCGCACAGCCCGCGGCACCAACCGCACGGAATGAACATGCATTATCAGTGCATGTTCGGTATCAGCCTCGGCCGATACGTCCGCGACAGCCGCAGACGTCGCGGCATGACCCGCGAGCAGCTGGCGGCAGCTGCTCAGTACAGTGTGCGCTGGGTGGCGAGCATCGAATCCGATCAAGCCGACAACCCCAGCGAAAAGGTGCTGCTAGCGCTAACCGAAGCGCTATCGTTAACCGCTTGGGAATGCCAGTACATGTACCTACTGGCAAGGAGGGTGCCGCCGAAGATGCCCGTCTCATCAAGCCTGAACCTCGATCGATTCGTCGACTACCCGAGCCCGCATCTGGTAGCGCACGTGGGCCGCGACTGGTCGATCAAACACGCCAACCCGGAGTTCCGGCGTCTGTTCAAGGGGTTGTGGCTCGCACCTAATCTGCTGCAATGGCATTACGTCTCGGTGCGTGCCCTCGACATCGTCCTCGACTGGGAATCGTCGTCAGACTGGCTGGTGTCATGGATCCGATTCAGCCTCGCGGCGAGCCCCGACGATCCAGGCCTAACCGACATGGTTTCTCGGCTGCTGCGTATCGATCTGTTCCGCGATCAATGGGAGCGGGTGTCGGTGCCGGTCGACCCGGCCACGCGCACGTGGCGCATGCGAGACCTTGACCACGGCATCGACTTGGAGGTCGATATGTGGACGTGGCTGCCTGCCGGCGTGCCCGATTCCGACCTCGTGATTATTGGCGTACCGACACCACACGCATAAGCTCGCGCCCGGCCTCGATGGTCTGCGGGTAGTGCATGAAGCTCAGTGCGTGGAACTCGCCGTCGAGCTTGGTTAACGTGGCAGGGCCCGCGACATTGGCGGCAATCACTTCGGCGCCTTCGAACGGCACAAGGATGTCGTTGACGCCGTGCACCAGCCCCACTGGAACCGTGATGGTGTCGAGCTGGTCTACCAGGTCCGGGCGGTTCTCCAGCGCGTCAGCGGCCGGGGTGAACGCAACCCAATCCGTCGCCACCCATCTACGGGCGCGTTCCTGCGCCTCGGCCAAACTGCCTGTCGATTTCGCAGATAGCAGCTCGACCGTCGTCGGTGTCATTCCTTCGCGCCACTCTTGCATTGCGCCACGCATAGCCGATTTCTCAGAGTCGTTCGCGGCGCATGCCTGCGACCCGACAAGGAACAGTCCGAGCACACGGTCTGCGTGGTTTACCGCTGCGTCCAGGGCCACCGACGCCCCCTGGCCTTCCCCACCCCAGACCGCGGCGTCGACACCGATCGCATCGAGAACCGCCACACCATCGTTGGCAACATCTGACAGCGTGAACGGCTGCCCGTCCCAAACGGTTTCTCCGTGCGCGCGAGCGTCATACGTGATCACCCGATAGCCGTCCGCTGACAACGCCTCGACGAGTCGCCACAAGCTCTGCTCATTCAAAAGGATGTTGTGACACAAGACGACAGGGATGTTGTCGCCTCCCGAATCGGTGTAGTGGATCGATTGCCCATTCACGTCTAGGTGCGGCATACCGGCAGCGTATTACCCCAAGCCGTGTGTCATGCGGTCTTTCGGAGTCACGGCTGCGCCTGTACGCTGCGGACACAGGTCGGGGACGTTCACACAGCAGGGGGCCCGATGTCCGATCCACACAAGCCGTCCGCGGGCTGGTACCCCGACCCGTCGGGAGCGCAACACCAACGCTACTTCGACGGGTCAAAGTGGACAGACAACTACTCGGATGATCCCAAATGGGTTGAGCCGCAGACAGTGAAGCGACAGACCCCGGCGTGGCAGATCGCCACAGTGGTGGTCGGTGCTGTAGCGGTTGTGATCTTTTTGGTCTCAAGAACCGGATCGGCTCGCCATACGACACCATCAACGCCCCCAGCCGAAGCGAAGCCCGTGATCGCTGGGCCTGCGACGTTGAGCCCATCGGAATGCAAGGTGCAGATCGTGCCGAAATGCGACGGGATCTTCCGTGTTAGCGACGGCGGATTTCTCAGCACAGGGGTTCAGGCAGGCTGGATCCGCACCGAAGGTCCGCTGCCTGGCCGTCCAAATTGCGCATGGACTCGGCTGTCTGGTCCAGACCTCACAATTGCAAACGTCATCGACACGGGTACCACGACCTCTGAGCCTGTGACCGTTCGGATCATGGCTGACGATTTCGCCTTCGCCACGTACGGCTGCAAGCCATGGAGCAAGATCCGCTAGGCGAGCATGTTCGCGATGGCGTTGGCAGCAGCCTCCGCGCTTGATCGGTCTATGTGGCCGTACAGGTCGACGGTCGTCTGTATGGATTCGTGGCCGAGATGGCGTTGGATGACCGGCAACGGGACGCCGGCCAGAATCATCCACGATGCACAGGTGTGTCGCAGGTCGTGGATACGCGGGCTCTGCGGCAGCGCGGCCCGCTGGACAGCAGGCGCCCACACGTTTGCCCGCAGGTTCGGTGGCCGAACCGGGCCACCCTCGGCGCGTCGGCCTCGGCCGGGGTTGGTGAACAGCCACTCCCCCGTGTAGGTCAGCTTGTCCAAGGTCGCTTTGCCTACATTGATCGTTCGTTTCGACCGAGCGGTCTTCGGCGGCGCGAGCCGATACCCTCCACCGCCGCGGCGCCACGACTGCCAGATCCTCACGGTTCCCGCATCCCGATCAACGTCGTCAGGTCGCAGCGCTGTGGCCTCTGAGAGGCGGCAGCCGGAAGCGACCAGGAATTCGACGAACGGCTGCCACGGCTCGGTCACATGGCTATTCAGGTGGGCGAACTGATCGCGCGTCAGGAACACCATTTCCTTGGCGTGGCTCTGCGGCAACCGGATGCCTGCGGCCGGGTTGGCTTTCAGCTTCCCCGAAGCGACCGCGCCGGCCAACGCCCCTGACAGGAACCCGTGTTTGTTCGCGATGGTCTTCGGGCTGGCTTCATCGTCCTGCATCTGCAGCACCCACCCCGCGATGTCGTCCCGTGTGAGGTCATCCAGCGGGACCGGTCCGAGCACAGGCCCAATGTCGTTACGCAGGTACCGGTTGTAGTCCTCGATGGTGCGTTTGTCGACGCCTGTCAGGTGGTCAATGTGGTGCCGGATCCATCCGTCGACGGTCAGCTTCGTGCGGGGCGCTCTGCTGACTTTCAGTATCTCCAGCGCCCGCGCGGGACCGAGGCGGTTTATTAGCTCACAGGCGTACTCGGCTTCCTGCTGATCGTTAACTGACAGGCAGGTCTGCTTGCCGTCGAGCCGGTACAGGACCGAAAAATAGGGGCTGCCGTCGCCCCGGTATCGCGTGCGAAGTGATGCCACGCAATCAATAATATGTTGACGAAACTGTTGACGGCAGGCCATCCGGTAAAAATCTACCGGTTGACCTGCCGTTTTCCGTGGAGCTGCCGGGAATTGAACCCGGGTCCAACGGCCCTTCATTAAGGCTTCTCCGTGCGCAGTTCGCTATGCCTCTACTTGGATCTCTCGGTCCCGCGAACAAGCCGAGATGACGATCCCAGCCGCTGTTTGATGTCCCGGTGGCCTCCGCGGCCGAAGCCACCGGTTGATCCCGCTAGCTGATGCCAGGGTCCGGGCCGCGGGAGGTCCCGGTCTGACAGACACGCAGTCGCTAGGCAGCGAGTGCGTAGTCGCGCTGATGAGAATCGGCGCTTAATTGGTTGCAATGACGCTTACGGTGGTCTCTTGCCTGCACCGGCACGCTTCCCTTAAGTCGAGACTCGCTGTCGAAACCGTTCAGCCCCGTCACCCCACCGACCTTCGGTGGGACACTCCATCGTACCGCCAGATATCGATGAAGCCACCGAATTATCTCCCCGTGCCACGGTAGCGTCAGCCAGACGTCGCCAACTTCGGGAGTAATCACATGCGCATGCTGCTGATCACCTGTGTAGCCGTTGCGGCGGGTGCCACCACCTTCGCTGGTCAGGCTGCCGCAGACCCGCCGCCGCCCAACCTTGACGGCTACACCGCGGTCGAGGCCACCGCCTTTGAGACCTACTCCGCCTATGCCACCTCCGGTGTGCAGTTCCTCACCCCCGACGGTCTGCACTGCCGCATCACGGCCAACTCCCGTGCCACCGGCGTCGACGGCGCGTGCTGGGGCAAGCTCCCCGGCGTCTCGGGAGACGAGAACCTCGCCACGGTGTCGCTGACCACCTCGACCGCCAGCCTTACCCATATGCCCGACCTGGGCCAGCAGGAAATCGTCGCCCGGCCCGACGCATCACCGGCCGGCCCCGCGGCCATCGACCCCAGCATGTACCGGCCGCTCTCCCCGGGGCAGAAGATCACCTACGGCCTCAAGGCCACCGACAAGGTGATCACCTGCGCGGTCAGTGAACAGCACGAGACAACGTGCATACTGCCCAACACCTTCACCGGTGACGGTCCACACGGATTCGTGCTGTCCCCCACCGGCAGTCGCGCCTTCTAA